TGCTTGGAAAAAAATTCGGCTGTTTTCGGAAATGGGTACTCGAGAGGAGGGTTTTGAGATGGGGAAACGCGGTCCAGCTACACAACCGACGGCGCTGAAAGTTCTTCGGGGCAATCGGTCGAAGGAAGATCTCGATGAACGAATGAAACACGAGCCGGATCCCGATCCAGTTTGTCCGAATCAGTCTCCGCCGGAATATCTTGAAGGCGAGTCTCTGAAAAAGTGGAACGAGGTTTTCCCGATTGCTCAACGAATGCGAGTCATGACCGAAGCGGATGTCGAGACTCTCGGTCGCTATTGTGAGACGTGGGCGACGTGGCTCTCGTGCTTGAAGAGGATCCGGAAGGATGGTCTCTATCAAGCATACTATGAGATAAACAAGAAGACCGGCGAGAAGGTTCTGAAATGTCATCAGACGGCTCCGTGGGCCTCAGAATCGAAAGCGGCCTCCGATAAACTGCTGAGACTCGAGCAAGAATTCGGCTTCACTCCGTCGAGTCGGACCTCTTTGAAAGTTGAAAAGGTTGAACCTAAAGACACTATATCCTCGTATCTCTCGAACCGACGCGCTCGAAAGTCAGGCTGACCATTACTTCGACGAGAAGGAGGCGGCCGACGTCATCTTCTTCTTTGAGAACTTGCTGAAACATTCGAAGGGTCGATTCGCTGGAAAGCCTTTCATCCCGCAACCGTGGCAGAAGGATTTTCTCGAGACGCTGTTCGGTTGGAAGTCGATCAAAACTGATTTCCGTCGATTCAAGACGGTATTCTTGACGTGCGCGAAGAAGAACGGGAAGTCGACTCTGATGGCGGGTCTCTCGTTGTATCTCCTCACAGCAGACAGAGAACCGAGCGCCGAGATCTACAATGTCGCCTCGGATGTGAATCAGGCGTCGCTCGTATTCAGAGAATCAACGCTGATGATCAAGGCATCGCCGACACTCGGGCAGATGCTCGAGATCAACGCGTCGAGAAGGAACATCAGCGACGAGTCGACCGACTCATTCTGTCGAGTTCTGCCCGGATCGGACTTCCGTGTTGAAGGGCTGAACTCACATGGGGTTTTTCTGGACGAGTTACACTGTCAACGCGACAGGCGCCTTTTTGACGCCTTGAAATTCTCCGGATCAGCCAGAGATCAGAGCGTCTTCTGTATGGCAACGACAGCCGGATTCGACAAGAGCTCGATCGCGTTCGATCAATATCGCTACGCGAAGCAAGTGATCGCGGACCCGGACTACGATCCTTCCTTCTTGCCGATGGTATACGAGCCGGCGGACGCTGAAGATTGGAAGTCCGAGGAAGCATGGAAGCAAGCGAACCCGAGTTTCGGGGTGACGTTGAACTCCGACGCGTTCGACAGCGACTTTCGCGAAGCCGAGCAAAGCCTCACACAGCAAAACGCCTTCAGGCGCTACCGCGTGAACCAGTGGGTCGCACAACAGACCCGATTTATCAACCTCGACAAGTGGGAAGAGGGCGATCTCCCGCCGATTGAGCCGCTCGAGGGCCGTCCATGCTGGATCGGCATCGACTTGAGCTCGACGGTCGACGTGACCGCCGCGGCTTATCTTTTTCCCTATACAGACGAGGAAGGTGAGCTCTCGTACGATGTTCGAATGAGGTTCTGGATCCCGGAGGAAACGGCGAAATCTCGGGAACAGAAAGAAGGGTTACCGTATTCCGTTTGGTTGAACGATCCGAACAACGGCCTCACAATGACACCGGGAGATGTAGTCGACTACGACTTTATCCGAAAGAGTATCAACGAAGACGGCGAACGATACGCCGTTCAGAAAGTAGTGATCGACCGATGGAACGCGACTCAGCTAGCGGTTCAACTCAACGGAGACGGATTCGAGACTCTCGGGTTCTCGATGTCCTTCGGATCCATGAGCGCGCCGACAAAACATCTGAATACGTTGATCCATTCGGGCAAACTACGCCACAATGGGAACAAGATACTCTCGGCGATGGCCGGGAATGTCTCAGTGAAGACAGATCCGGCGGGCAACTTGCGACCAGTCAAGCCGCCTCACGGATCATCGCAACGAATCGACGGGATCGTCGCTCTGATCATGGCGATCGGAGCTCAGACACAAGAGAAACCAGAGGAAGACAAGACTCCGGAGATTCTGATCTTCTGAATTGTTGTCACATTCAAACATGATAAAACAAGAAGCCGACATTCGACGGATCTCACCGGAACGAATGACACCGAACGACACATCTCCGCCGGTGATGTGGCTCCCTCACTACGAAGCTCGAGACATGGGCTTCGAGACGAACGGCTGGGGCGGGGCTCGCAACCCGACCGGCGTTCGAGTCACTCCCGACAACGCGATCGAGTCGACTGTCGTCCTTGCTTGCATTCGATGCCTCGCTGAATCAGTCGCATCGCTGAAGCTCTCGCTCTTTAAGGAGAAGAAGGGAGTCCGAGAGAGCGATTCTTCGAACCCGTTGAACAAGCTGATCGCATCGAAGCCGAACAATCGTCAGACGTCTTTCGAATGGCGCGAGCAAGGGATGCTGTGGCTCGGTCTTTATGGGAATTGGTACAACCAAATCGTGAGAGGTCCGGGCGATGTTGTACAACAACTGATCCCGCTCCACCCTTCGCGGATGAAAGTCGAAGAAGTCGAGGACGGTTCGCTTCGATACACTTATTCGGAGAGCTCCGGCGGCTCTTCTGTCTACGCTCAGGACGACATCGTTCACGTGCGATGGATGTCGAACGACGGAATCGAGGGAATGATCCCGACGAGCATCTCGAAAGACGCGATCGCTCTCGCTCGAGCTTGCGAACTCCACGGATCTCGGTTCTTCGGCAACGGAGCACGGCCGGGAGTGATCCTCCAGACGCCGAACCAAGTCACGCCGGAGTCGGCGTCGCTTCTTCGTGAGGCGTGGGAGCGAGCTCACCGCGGAGTCGACAACTCTTGGAAGACCGCGGTACTCACGAACGGCCTCGAGGCGAAGGAGCTCGGACTCAACAACACCGAGAGCCAGTATCTCGAGGTCCGACGGTTCCAAGTCGAGGAGATTTGTAGAACATATCGGGTTCCGCCTCATCTGGTCATGGATTTGAACCGAGCAACCTTCAGCAATATCGAACAGCAGTCTCTCGACTTCCTTCAGTACACGCTCACGCCGTGGCTCAAGCGACTCGAGCAAGCCTTCGACCGCGATCTTCTCGACGACGACGTCGCTCACTACTTCGAGTTTGATACGAAGACACTTCTCCGCGGCGATGCGGCGAGTCGAGCGTCGTGGTACACGTCGATGTGGAACCTCGGCGTCCTGTCAGTCAACGAGATCCGATCGGCTGAAGGTCTCAACCCTGTCGACAACGGCGACGAGCGATTCGTTCAATTGAACATGACCACACTCGACAAGGCCGAAGAGCCAACGACAGAAGAAGTCGAGGTCGTTCAAGAGATTCAAGAGCCTGCCGACACCGAACAAGCACCAACGGAGGACGATCTTCCACCCGCCGACGAACAACCGCTCGCTCAAACGGCTTTTACTGGTGTACAGATTCAGCAACTCGTCGACATCTCGCAACAAGTCGCGACGGGTATCCTTCCGAGAGACTCCGCGATCGAGATCATCCTTCAAGCGTTCCCGACAATCGATCGAACCGAGGCCGAGCGTATCGTTCCGGAGCAAGGTTCGGCGACAGTCGAGGAAGAACCACAAGCTCAACCCGTGATGGAGGCTCCTATCGATGGCTCAGTATGACGGACTCGACTTCACTCCGAACGATGCCATGAAGAAAGCGGCGTCGGCTGGTCTGGACATGCGAAAGAAACACGGACGAGGCGGAACCGAGATCGGAATCGCTCGAGCTCGTGACATAAAGAACGGTAAGTCGCTCTCTCCTTCGACTGTTCGAAGGATGAAAGCGTTCTTCGATCGACATCAAAGCGATCGAACGGGAAAAGGCTGGAAGCCGGGAAGTGAAGGCTATCCGTCGAACGGTCGAATCGCGTGGAACTTGTGGGGCGGCGACCCCGGATACTCATGGTCTAAACAAAGGGTCAAACAAATGGAAGCGAAGAAGAACAAGCAACGAAAGAGGATCGATCGAACCGAGCGTCGGTTCGTGAACTCGACATCGAGTCCGGAACTTTCTATCGAATACCGCGACGACTGCGGTCCGGAAGGGTGCAAGGTTCCAACGATACGCGGAACGGCCATCGTCTTCGACAGTCTGTCGAAGGATCTCGGCGGGTTTCAGGAACGCGTCTCTCCGAAAGCTCTCGACGAGTTCTTCAAGAAGAACGGCGAAGAGGCGGACGTCGCGGCGCTGTGGTCTCACGACGTTTCCCAAGTGCTCGGAAGGACACCGACGACCCTCAAGCTCCATCGAGACGAGACGGGTCTTCACTTCGAACTCACTCCGCCGTCGACTCGAAAAGATGTCATTGAGCTCATTGAGAGACAAGACGTTCGGGGCTGTTCTTTTGGATTCACGATCGCGAAGAATGGCGGCGAAAGCTGGGAAGACGAAGACGGCGTCGCCGTTCGAACGATTAACTCAATAGATGAGCTTTTTGAAATCTCGTTGTGCCTTTCTCCGGCGTATGAAAGTACGAAGGTCGGAGCCGCTCGACGTTCTCTCGCTGGATGGAAGAGACGCAAGGATACAAAAGCGAAGAAGGCCATGGAGACGCGGAACAAGTGGAACGCGTCAATCACAGATCTGAAGACTTTCGTCAACGCTCGGGGGTGAGAATGTGTCGATCAGGTGATCGTTGTTCGTGCGGTCGTGGTGTCTTCGACGTCTACTGTGTGAGAACGTCGGAAGGCGCTGGTGTGACTGTTCGATACTTGAAGTGCAATGTGTGCGGGAAGACTGAGAAGCAGATCGTCCCCGCGGAACTTATTCGAAGAAGAACTGTAAAGGGTCTAAGAACATGAGCCTCACTCTCTCGTCGTACGATGCGAAGACCGGAATCTATTCCTACAAGAAGGACGGGACGTGGTTCTTCTCTTTCTGTCCTCCTGAGAACGTCGCGAGCAAGCGAGTCGACGGGAAGTGGTATTTCCTCGATAACTGTGGAGGAGGTGGAGACGGCTCCGCTCCGAACCTCGCTCCGTACGCAAAGACGACGTACGTCGACTCGCAGGATCAGAAGGTTCAAGCGAACGTCGACAAGTGCTTCGACGACTCGAAGGACTACGCCGACAGTCTTGTCGCCGACTACGCTCTCATATCTTACGTCGACGAACAGATCGCCACGATCGAATTGAGTCCATACGCGAAGACGACGGACGTCGAAGCCGGAGACGCGACGACGTTGAAGAGTTCGAAGGACTACGCCGATAGTCTTGTCTCGTCGCTTCCTCCTTCCGGTAGTGTTGATCTCTCAGACTACTCGACGTCGATCGAGATGAAAGCGGCCGACGATGAAACACTTGCCGACGCGAAGGCGTACGCCGACGAACAGATTGACGGAATCAATGTGTCGGTCGATCTCTCAGACTACTCGACGTCGATCGAGATGAAAGCCTTCGACGACTCAACACTCGTCGACGCGAAGGCGTACACCGACAACGAGATCGCAGCAATCCCGCCGACCGACCTTTCGTTACACGCCACAAAAAAAGAAGTAACAGACGGCGACGCGAAGGCTCTCACTGATTCCAAGAAATACAGCGACGATAAGGTCGCCGCGATAGTCTTCCCTCCCGGCACTATCGTCAGCGACTCCGAGCCATCGAACGCCCCGAACGGGACAAACTGGTTCGACACGGTGAGGCTTGAGTTGTTTGTTCGTGCATCTCAAACTTGGGTCGCGTCCTCGCCTCTTGGAGCGCGGGTGACTCAGGGGGAAATCGTTCAATCTCAACTTCTTGATCGTGTCACAACAATAGAGGAAATTCAATCGCAACCTTCGGGCGACGTAGACAAAGACTACGTAGACGCACAGGACGCAACAAAGATCGGAAACACGGGAGAGCAGATTCTTCCTACTTCAACGTGGAAGCTACGAGCTAAGAAAACTGACGACTCAGGGAACTATTCCTACCTCGCTATACAAGATGACTCGCTGAAGTTATATCACGTTGCCGATCCGACCGCGGATGCTCACGGAATGAGTCGAGGTTATGCCGACGGCCGTTATCAATTCATTCAAAAACCGATCGGTTTCAAGGTTGATCAAGCTGGAGTTTGCACATTGAGCACAATTCCAAACAGCGGCGAGTTCTGTGGACTTAACAACTCGTCGCCGGGATCATCGACTGCGGCAAACAATTATTTCGGAAATTGGAATGCTGGCATCAGAGTTCATATCGACAAACTTTTGAACCCACAGGGCAACCAGTTTGAGGTTACAGAGAGATATAGTATCGCCGGTACTGTCAGCATTTTCGGCAAGGACACCGGCAAGCTGTTTTTCAAGCATGGGATCACCGCCGTTGTCCGTGACAGTTCGCACCCTTACGTCGAATTGATATTTGCAACTCGTATACCCACTTTTGGAACGGGTGAAATAACCGCCGAATCGAAATACGTTGTGATTGTGGACGGACTTACAGCGACTGCAACAAATACAACACTCGTACCAGAAGGGGCCGGAGAAGAATGAGCATTCCAGCAAAGCCTCATACTGAGGGCATGACATTTATCAACTCAGCGACAGGCATCGAATACGTCTATGATGGTGTGAAATGGCTGGCGTCTGGCGGCGAAGAGTTGGACATTGACCTTTCCAACTACGTCAAGAAGAGCGGCGGCGACAATATGCAGGGGCCGCTTCATATGAAGAACAACGGCAGCGACACGCGGGGAACTAACCGCGTGACAACTCTAGGAGTATTCTCTAACAGTGAGGGCAGTGCGTTACGTCTCGGCACCACAAGAGATCGCGTCTACATCGGACACAACGACACCTCAATCAATGGCCCGCTGAAAGTTGACCAGATTCAAGAGAAGAACACAGACGCCGGAACTACATTTTCTGACAATGTGCAATACAACGGATCAACGACCAACGACACCAACATTCAAACCCGTGAATCAGTAGTGTCACTGATGAATGGCTATGCAACTAAGACAGAGTTGCAGCAAGCGATCAATGATCTCCGAGATGAAATCGAACAGCAGCGGTTCAACAACATCCTTCACGATGCTCCATTCGTCAGCAAGACAAACAATACGGAGTTGTTTTATTCAACGAACTCTGGAGCGTTGCCGCCAAACGAGCGTCTTTTCGGCCTTCATTACGATGGCAATGAGATGACCACCAACAGGTTCCCGGCAAACTGGAACTCCCATCTACGAGTTGGTAATGGGGTTGTGGCGATAGATCGAAACGGATCGAAGGTCGACATCCCTCTCGGGTACGACGAAGATTGGACAGGAACAGTTTCGATCTATGAGTTCAATCCTAGCGTGATCTCAGAACATACAAAACTCAGTTTGATCTTCAAGAACAGCGTCCACAAGATTCGGAGGTCAGCCGGTAATAATGTCGTTTACATAAACTTCGGGACAGAAAAAGACGGTTACGAACGACACTCGCCGATCTTTGCACGAGGCGATGTGCAAGGCGACCTCGACGGAAAGAAGGTCATCATGCTGTTGGACGTTTATCGAATCGGAGACCGAAACGATCCCGAAGGCGGCGGAGTAAAGCAAGCGACCCGAGACGACTAGCCTCGAAGTGTCCAGTCTGTCCACTATATAAAACGCCGGTAAAAGCGGTCTTCTTGCCTCCATCTTGCCCCGCGGGGTCGAGATGTATATCTTTCAATGTATTCGGAAGCAACAAGGACAAGGAGTCGGAAAGATGTTCCCACGAGTTCAAAATATTGAAAAGCCTTCGAAGTGTGTCGCCGATGTTTGCAGTCGATGTGGTGGCGATGGCATCTATCGGAAGATGAGGTTCCCCGGCACTTGTTACGGATGCGGAGGATCTGGTCGACATCTCACTCTTCGCGTGTGGGGCTTTCCTGTTTCTTGGACAGATGAACAGTGTCAAAAGTTTGAGTCCGCTCGCGTGGCGAAGAATCAAGCCGCTCAAGCTCAACGCGAAGAGAAGCGACAGGCGGCTCGCGATTCACAACGCGCCGCGAACTTCAGCCGGTTCCCCGAGCTCTCTGATCTGTTCGCAATCCTTGCAACTCTTGACATGCACGACCAGACGGTCGGAGCTTCGTTCGAGCGAGACATCACTGAAGAAGAAGTCGATGTTCTGAAGAGCATGATCGAACGACGTCAAGCTCGCGACGAAGCTCGACGCGAGAAGGAAGCTCGCGAGATCCTTCCACCTGAAGGACGACGCGAGATCGCTGGTCGAGTTCTCTCAGTGAAGAGAGTCGAGACTCAGTGGGGCGACTCGATCAAGATGGTCGTCGACTGCGATTCGTATCGACTTTATGGAACAGTTCCTTCGAAGCTCCGTTGTGAAGTCGGTCATGATGTGAAGTTCACCGCGACCGTCCAAGCGAAGGAGAAGGGATTCGGGTTCTACAGCCGGCCGAAGGCTTGAGGGAGGCCGCGGCCTGAATACCTAACGAGGTACTAAGACGCTCCCCTCGTATCAATTCCCGCGTGTAGTTTGTTGTTATACGACAGTAATCAACTGTCGATCAATACAACTATTTGAAAGGGAATCACCCATGGCCGACGTTGCGTCACTCATAGAACAACTCCAAGCGATCATCGCGGAGATGGAGACTCTTCAGCAAGAGGCGGAAGCCCCTGATGAAGCTACTGAAGAAAAGATGACAGAGCTCGAGACCGAAGCGAAGTCTCTTCAGAGACAGATCGATCGAGCCGAGAGATTTACAGCGAACCTCGCAAGTCTCAAAGCCTCACTACCTCGCTCCGCTCCCGCTGTTGAAAAGACAGAAGAGCGAGCTATCGCAGTAGCTCCGACACCGGAACCAGTACACAGCGAAGTTCGACAAGTGAGCTCGCGCGTGTTTGCAATTCCGAGAGCGACTCACGCTCTTCGAGCATTCAAAGGACCGGGAGCCGAGGAAGCCGCCTACCGTTCCGGAATGTGGATCCGAGGCTATTTGATGGGCGATCGAGAAGCTCGCCGATGGTGCGCTGATCATGGCGTTCTAACTCGTGCCGCTGATTGCAATCTTCCGGCACAAGCTGGACGCGTTCAGGGTGTCGATCAGGAAGATCCGTCTCTCGGTGGTGCTCTTGTTCCTGACGAGATGTCGAACACGATCATCCGACTCGTCGAAGAGTATGGCGTTTACCCTCGCGAAGCATCGAACGTAAAGATGAACAGCGACGTCCTTTTAATTCCTCGTCGACTCAGTGGACTGACAGCGGTTCCGGTGAACGAGAATTGCGCTCCATCGCCTGAAACTATGACGTTCGACCAAGTCAAGCTCATCGCGACACAGTGGGCCGTTCAGAACCGCGTTCCGAACAGTCTTCTCGAAGACAGCGTGATCAACCTCGCCGACCTGATTGCTCAAGAAGCCGGCTACGGTTTCGCCGTTGCAATCGACGAGGCCGGCTTTAATGGTGACGGCACAGCCGGATCGAATTACACGTTCGGCGTGAATACCGCTCTCACCGACGGAACTCACTCCGCGTCTGTTTATAGTGCGACGGGAACAACTTTCCCCGATCTGACGATGGAAGACTTCGTCGGCGCTATGAGCCTCCTTCCCGATTATGCTGTCGCGGGTGCGAAGTGGTTCATCTCTCCGAGTGGATACGGTCAGTCGATGGTTCCGATCGCCATGGCAGCCGGTGGGAACACGACACAGGAAGTCGCCGACGGTCCGAATACCGCCGCTTTTCTTGGTTTCCCTGTCGTCATGTGTAACGCGATGCCGTCGGGATCTGGTGATCAGAGCGGCAACGTCGCCGCCCTCTTCGGGAACTTCAATCAGGCCTGTACCTATGGCGACCGAAGAGCGATACAGATCAAGACCTCAGAAGATCGGTTCATGGAATACGATCAGCTCTTGACGTACGCAAGCGCCCGGAATTCGATGGTCGCTCACGAACTCGGCGATGATACGAAGCCGGGATCGCTGATCGCCCTTCAGTTCTCAGGCGGCGGAAGTAGTAGCTGATCTTCGTCCTCGTTGTTGTTAGTAGGAGGGCGACGGTTCCTGTGATCGTCGCCCTCTTTTTCAAGAGAGAGGAAGGTCGTTTCGTGTTGGTGAAGATGTTGGTGAATGTTGGATCTTGTCGTCGTGGTCAAGTGGTTCGAGTAGCTCAGAGGGTAGCTTCGACATGGTGCGAAAACGGTCAAGCGGTTCCGGTTTGTCAACTCGACTCGCCTGTGAACATGGAGATCGCGGTCGCTCCTCCTGTCGATTCTTCTGGCAATCACACTGAGAAGGTTCCGAGGAAGCGGCGAAGAAAGCGAAGAAAGAACTGATGTTTCAACATACTTCTGTAACTCAGACCGTTCCGCCTCCAGAGTCTCCCGTCTCTCTGATCGAGGCGAAGGTTCAGCTACATCTCGAAACGACTGAAGACGATGTAATTCTTCAGCACTACATCAACGTCGCGACGGCTTACTGTGAGCACTACACACAGAGGGCGCTTCTGAAACAACAGTATACAGCGTACTATTCGACTGTTCCTCATTGTATCGTTCTTCCATTCCCTCCCGCTCTTCCTGAGCCGGCTCCGATCGTTGAGTTCAAGAACGAGGACGGCGAGTGGGAAGAGGTCGACCCGACCGAGTACGTGTACAACTGGAGTTCGCAACCGGCGACGATCTGTCGGAATAACTGTGGGCCGATGCGACCGGAATCGAACGGCGGAGTGTGGTGTCTTCCGATGTGGGGGATTCCGAACTGTGACAACGGCGCGCCGATTTTTCGCGTGACGTGGTGGGCCGGGTACGGCGAGTTCGGGACTTCGGTTCCTCTCCTTGTGAAGCAGGCGATCCTTCTCCTGACGGCTCACTATTACGAGCGACGACTTGCTTCGGACAACTTCTCGGAGACCGAGATTCCGTTCGGCGTCTCCGTCCTCCTCGACTCTGTTCGCTGGAGGTTCTACTCGTGATAATACCCGGACGACTACGCGATCGAGTGTGGGTCCAGAAGCCTGAACGAACGACGAACAATCTCGGCGAGACTGTTCTCTCGTGGGCGAATACTCACCGAATATGGTGCTCGATCGAAGGCGTGAACTCGACGGAGGTTCTGACGAACTCGCGACAAGAGTTCGACATCTCTCATCGCGTCCACATGAGATACCAGAAGGGTCTGACAAATAACCATCGACTAGACTTCAACGGCCGGAAGCTCGAGATCGTCTCCCTCCTCGAACACGACAACAGGACGCGACACGAAGCGATCTGTCGGGAGAACGTGCCGCAATGAGTACAGTCGCAAAGACGATCAACATCCTACAGATCAACTCGTCGGACATCACTCGTCGAGTGAAGGAGATCCGACAGGCGTTCGACGTTGTCGACGACGACATCGGCTCTCGATATAGGAAGCCGGCGGTCAGGAAAGCGGCCCAACCGGCGTACAAGAGATTCAAGTCTCTGGTCCCTGTCTCCGTGACAGGCAACCTCGCGAACTCGACGGCGCTTGTCGTCCGCGACTACAAACAAACGAAAGTCTCTGTCGCTGTCGGCGGGTACGTGATGTACGGATCCAACGAAGAGGGCGCTCGCGGATGGGCTCAGGGGTTCGTTGAGTTCGGAACCGGCGACCGATACACGCGTCAAGGAAACATAGCTTCCTCGTGGACACCGAACGCGTCGGGGACTCGTGGCAACTTCTCGACGACTTGGATCAAGGGAGGCGGCGGAGCATACGTCCAGACGCCTCCCTATCCGTACGCGTTCTTTAAGAAGGCGAAGCGAGGCGAGCTTGTCCATCTTGGAAGGATGCCGAAGGGCGGATCTCGTGGAGTCGCTCCGCTGGAGACAGCGTGGAGAAGTACACAAAGCGAGTGCCGTTCGATTCTTATGGACGAGATGACGAAAGCCGCGAAGAAAGCTCTCGACGCTCAGATGAAAAGGATCAGAGGATGAAGAGTCCAGAAGCCGCGATCAGAGCCGTGTTAATCGCTGACGAGTCAGTTAGCGATCAGGTGAGCTCGCGGATATATCCTGTGATTGCTCCCTCGACGGCCGAGCTTCCTTTCCTTGTTTACCGACGAGGATCGATTCGTCGTGAGGCGACATTCACCGGACCGATGGGAAATCCGACTGTACAGTTAGAACTCACCATCATGGACTCGACCTATGAGTCGGTTCGAGAATTATCCGACACGGTCCGAAAATCGATTGATGGATGGACGGGCGTCGTCGATAATGTCCTCATTCATCAGACATTCCTGTCGAACGAGCTCGACGGATTCGCACAACTTCAGGGGGCTGAGATGCCCGCAGTCTACACAGTTACTCAACTTTACGACCTTATTTGGGAGGAAATTAACCACCATGCCGAAAACTAATTACATCACACCACACGACAATACAGGAACGATCGTCCAGTTCGGGGGCGTCACCTATAAGGCGACCGGCCTGACCTTCTCGAAGTCTGACATCTCTTCCGATGACAACATCGATACCTCTACTCTCGATCAGATCACGGGGCAGGAAGTCAACTACCAGCCCCGACCGCTGATCGGCGACTCTGGATCAGACACAGGTTGGGAGCTTTCGTTTGACTACATCGGGAACGAGCCGATCACAGACGGCCTTGAGGATACGATCAGCGTGACCGGAGGAATCACAGTAAGCGGAACGGGAACTTGTACCGCTTCAAGTGTGACCCTCGCCGTCAATGACGTTGTGAGAGGTAACGCGACCATAAGAGTCGACAGGCCGGAAGACACTGGATCTTGATAAATGGCAAAAACTGAATATATCACATCGACAGGAGTCGTCGTTTCGTTCGGTGGATCCGTGATCCCGAGAGTTTATTCTCTCGCGGTCTCGGCACCGAACGGGCCGAGTAAGGGGCGTTCGGAGTTATGGACCGACAGCGCCGGAAGTGCGACTCTTTCATGCTTCGGCGTGTACCCGATCGACGCGTGGGCGTCGTTCGGTGTGTTCAGTGTCAACGGTGGCGGGAGTGGTTTCTCCGCGAACGCGGTGATTGATTCACATGAGACAGAGTACGAGTTGAACGGTTTGACTCGTACAAAGCTGGGTTTCAAATTTATTCGATAAAGAACGAAAGGCTGGGAATTCTATGGACAGTTTATCACGAGATCAGATCCTCAAGGCGATGGACTTGAAAGTCGAAAAAGTCGATGTACCCGAGTGGGGCGGAGCGATTTATTTGAAAGTCATGTCTGTCGGTGAGCGAGACTCCTACGAAAATGAATGGGTTAAGTCGAAGCTGACAGGGATGGAAAACTTTAGAACTCGATTCCTCGTTCGTACGATATGCGACGGTCAAGGAAATCGACTATTCGAAAACAAAGACATTCCGAATCTGATGGAGAAGTCGGCGGCCGTCATGGGTCGATTGTGGGATGAGTCGATGTCCTTGAACAAGCTGAAGAACGAAGACGTCGAGGAACTGGCAAAAAACTGAACTTGTCCCCCGAGCGGCGATTCATGTTCAAGCTCGCGGGACACTTGAAGATGACTGTCCGAGAACTAGGAGAGAGAATGGACTCTCAAGAGTTGTCTGAGTGGATGGCGTACAATCACTACTATGAACTTATTCCCGATATAAATCGATCTCTCGCCGTCTTAACGACGGCGGTAGTCGCGGGATATGCGAGACGGGGCAACGTCCCGGATCCCAAGAAGTTCATGGGAATGGGCGTCCCTCCTACTCATTCGGTACAAGATGAAGAAGTCGTCAGGATGATGGCGGAACAGCTAGGACTCGAAACACATGGCGACGACGCTCGGACTATCACTACAGATCTCGGCTAATACGAACGGCCTCGGGCAGGGACTCGAGAAAGCTGACAAGGCTCTTCTGAGTTTTGGTCGTCAGATGAACGCCGTCGGAAAGCAGGCGGGGCAATTCTCGAACGAGATGGGCGACCTTCCGAAAGCCTTCGGAGACATCGAGTCGGAGCTCGATCTTCTGGCTCAACGATTCAAGGCCGGCGCTATCGATCAGCAGTACTTTACAGATAGGTTCAAGGCTCTGAAGCAAGCCGCGAAGGACAACGTCGCCGCGTTCAAGGAGGGGGCGAAGCTCAACGAGAAGTATCGATCGTCGACAGACAAAGCGGCAAGCGAACAGGAACGTCTTGCCGTTCTCTTCAAGAAGGGAGCAATCAGTTCGAAGACTTTTAACGCGGCAATGAAGGAACAGGCTGAGATCATCAGTCGAGTGAAGGCGGAACAGAATGGATCGGCCGCCGCTCTTCAGCAGTTCGCAGCGAACGAGGAGAGAGCCGCTCAGATCACACAGAATCTCGCGACGGCCGAAGAACGTCTCGCAGTAGAGCAAGCGGAACTCGATAGACTATTCAATCTCGGCGTTCTCTCACAAGACGCCTACTCTCGAGGAACGGAACAAGTAACCGCGAAGATCACGGCGATGAATCCGCAAGTCGCGAAAGCCGGCGTCGAGTTCAACGAACTCACCGGGATCTTGAGTCTTCTTCCCGGTCCTCTCGGAGCTACGTTCTCGAGGATCTCTTCCTTGAGCTCTGGTCTAAAGGGGCTTTCGAAAACATTCGGCGGAGGATTGAAACAAGGACTCGCCGGAATCGGTCAGTCTCTCGGCGGACTGAGTGCCGGCGCTGTCGTTGCGGGCGGCGCGTTCGTTGGTGCGGGTCTTGCGATCGCCGGCGTCGTGAAGGGTGCGGTCTCTCTGGAGAAAGAGGTCGAGGACATCTCTCGATCGGCTCGTCTTCTTGGAACTGATTTCGGTTTCTTGCAATCTCTGAAGGTGTCATCTGATAGAGCCGGACGATCGTTCTCTGAACTTCAGGAACCGATCGCGAGGTTCTTGAGCACGACTCAGAAGATTCGCGACGGAGACGAGAAGCTCGCGGAAAGTTTCGCGAAGGTCGGGATCTCGATCGATGATGTGAACACCAAGAATCCCGACGATCTACTCAAACAACTCACGAAGAACCTCAAGGAGATCGAAGATCCGGCGAAGCGGGCGGCGGCCGAGATTGCTATCTTCGGCGAACAGGGTCCGAAGATCCGAGACTCTCTCGGCGAGTTCGAAGGAGCGGCCGCGGACATCGAAGCCGCCGCCGGTGGTTTCTCGAAATTCGATCAAGACCAATTCAAGAAACTCGACGGCGCTTTTAATCAGTTGATCACAGCCGGACAGGCTCTCTTGAAGAACGTGATCGTCCCGTTCATCCCTGCGATCGTCTCGGTCTCAGACGGCCTTGCGAAGTGGGTCTCGGGGCTCTCCATCGCGGCGAAGTTGCTCGGGTCTGTCATCGGTCCGATCTTCACATTCCTCGGAACAGCTATCGGAAACATACTCAGGACGTTCGGAAAACTGTATCAGATGGTCAAGTCTGTCGCTGAATACTTCGGATATGAATTCAGCGACGCCGTGAAGAGTGTCGACGCGGACGTTGAAATCGACGTGAGCCTGACCGGAGCGGACGCGGCGAAGATCGAGATCGAAGGCTTCGCCGACGACATGAATTCAGCGATTGAGAAGACAACAGATCTCGGACAAGCCGGCTTCGATGCGGCGTTTAAGTATCAGGAGCAACTCGCCGAGATCGTCGAACTTCAGAAGGAAGGCGAACTCTCGCAAGAAGAAGCGAACCGAGCCGCCGAGAACATCACGAAAGAATTCGAGAAACAAGAGGTCGCGATCAGAGCACAACAGGAGGCCGCCGACGAGCTCCTCAAAACTGATCAAGACATCGTCGCTTCGTTACTTGAACAGCAACGCGTCGAGAGCGAGTTCGGCGGCAACTCCGAGAGGCTCGAATCGTTCAATAATATCCTAGCGATAAATAGAGAGATTGCTCGCGTCGAGGAAGAGATCGCGGCGGCTCGATCTTCCGGAGACACCGAAGCTCTTGAGGCGGGGAACAAGCGTCTCGCACAACTCGACCAAATAAAGGCAGGAGAGGAAGACGTCGCGTCTGGTCGGAAGGACGCTATGGAGGAGACGCTCAAGCTCGAGAAGGATCTCGCGAAAGAACAAGAGAAGCTCGACGAGATGCTGAAGTCGGGAGGACCGTCGAAGGAGAGACTCAAGGCTATCGACGCAACGTCGGCCGCCGGTATCGAGGAGACTCTTCGCCTCGAACGTGGAGACGACCCCGCCGTCGAAGCCGCCGAGAAGCAACTCAGCAAGCTCGACGAAATCAAGAAGGCGATTCTCGACGCGAAGTCTCAGGAGGTTCTCATTCCGTCATGAGTGTTATAAGTTTTAGAGAAGTCCTTCCGCGTACATTCGAGAATCGTCTCGGGTCGAATCCTTCAGCGACGAGAAAGTTCGTCTGCACGACAGACGGCCCGACGTCGGTGACGGACATCTCGGCGGCTCTCGGGATCCCTCAAGGCTCTCCGCATCCGGAGGCGACGTACCTTCTCGCGCTCGATGCTTCGTTCACGGAGCCGGACACGTATCACGCCGAGGTATCGATATCGTACGGGATGCCGGCCGAGGCTGGGACAGACTCTCAGAGCTGGACCCCGAACCCTCTGTCTCGTCCTGCTGTGTGGTCGTATTCAACGACAGGAGCGACGATCCCCGTGGAAGACTACTACGAAGGAACCGGGTCGAGTTCGACCTCTCTGAAGCCTCTGGTGAACTCAGCGGGGGAACCGCTTCTCGGCGTGACGACTCAGGTCGGAGAGCTCAAGGTTCAGATCCAAGTGAATCGAGCCTCCTTCGATGTTGGAGCGGCGATCGCCGGGACGGGTGCTCTGAATGATTCGGGCTATTTAGGCGCCCCGGCGTATCATTGGCAGTGTCAAGGAATCAGCGGGCAGCCTCAGACAGAAGCCGTGGACGGCGTTCAGATTCGATTCTGGTCGATCACTTCGAATCTCGTTTACAGGCAACGAGGGTGGGTCGCTCAGTTGCTCGACACGGGCTACAACTGTATCCAGCCCGACGGAGGTCTCGGCCCTTGTAAAGTCATAACGGACGCCGGCCCTGTCGAGGCATCGATGCCGATGGCACTCAACGAAGACGGGACGCAAGCCTTCAATTCTTCGGGCGGAAAAATCGAAGTGAGGAAGATTGAACGTCGTCTTCATCCCGCGGTAAACTTTGTATCGTACTTCGGAACCCCTCCATCATGAATACAATTTCGACCGGAATCTGCGAGCAAGTAATCACCGGCCTTCGCGGTGATTATCTCGCTTTCAATATCGCCGTGAATACTCCGGACTGTCCGGACCCGATCGACCTGTCGGCGTACGGATACGAGGCCGAAGTGTGGTCGGGGACTCGCGCAGTCGACGAGAACAATCCCGCCGGAGGGATTGTCCTCATAGAAAAACAAGCGGACTTTACGATTGAGCTCTCGCAAGCTGAAGGGATGATCACTTTGTCCCTCCTTGCTTCTCAGACCGAAGTTCTAAATCCCGACGAGGAGTATCGGTGGTTTATTAAGTGGTTCACTACTCCCGAGTCGATCAAGACGCTCGCCGCCGGTTTCCTAGTTGTGAGGTGATTGAATGTCGAATCAATGTTGTCCGAGTTTAGTTCCGACGATACGCGTGGACATATCACGCGACGGATTCTCGTGTGTTCCTCAAGTTCCCCGAGATCTTGGATCCGTGTCGGCGTCGACCGTTCAGATGTTCGTCTATCAGGCGAGCGTCGGACAGACAGACTTCAGCGGCCCGGACATCTACGGAAAGACTCCGAACTTCTCGAGCGGATACGCGTTCATGAATGTGAACGGCGTTCTCCTTGATCCTTCGCTGTACTCGTTCTCGGGTTCTGTCGCGACTCTCGTCGACGGATGCGAGACCGATGAAGATCTCGTTCTCATTCTTCAGTTCGTCGAGCCCGATGTCTCGGCGCTTCAGCAACGTCTCGAAGATATCGAGGCGAGACTTCAAGCACTTGAGGAGGCCGACGGATGAGCAATCAGCCGCGAAAAACGTCGAACATCGTGAAGCGAGTCGACGACGTCGAGGAAACTATTCCGGACTATTACGGACCACAACAGAGCGAACCTGTCGGTGAGTTCAAGAAGGGAGACATGTACTTCGTCTCGGATTCCGACGGCCGGTCGTCGCTCCCCCCTCGTCCTCGTAAGCCGAGAAGAGTGATCGAACAACCGGCTCCGAGAAAGAGAACGAAGCCTCTGAAGAAGGCGAAAACAATTCATCAGAAAGTCTACAAGCTACACAAAAAAGGGAGACGATAATCATGGCAGGGAATACTACAGATGTTCAAGTGTATGACGGAAGTTCTTGGATTTCGATCGCCGGTGAAGATGGAAAGCCCATTGACACAGTAACGATCAACGCGACGACGAAGCCCCCGACAGACTGCGACACTCTCGCGACTGATCTCGAAGCGAACGGAACAGTCTCAGACAACGCGAACGGGAATCTCACTCTCGCGATGAACCTCGAAGTCCCCGCGGGCAAGTGTGGACAGAACGGGACGCCGGCGACGGCAGAAGTGAACGACGTGACGAACAAGTCGGTCGACTACGATAAGCCGCTAAAAGTCACGGTCGAGGATGCCACTCCTTCGGACAATCAGAACCTCTCGCTGAACTTCGACTTCGAGATACCTCGCGGCGAACCCGGAACCGGAATTACGATCAAGGGAAGCGTGGCGATTGAACCAGACCTGCCCGACTGTGCAACCTATGCCGGTGACGAGGGCGACATGTACATCGTCGCCACTAACGCGAACGGCGACAAAGGTCACGGGTTCGTGTACAACGGAAAGGATTCTGACTGCTGGGATGATGTGGGTCAGATCAAAGGTCAAGACGGAGTCACTCCGAACGTCGGTGCGGAAGTAATAGAGAACGGAACGACGACTCTCCTCTGTGGTTCAGACGCAACGGCATCAGCTCGCCGCAAACCGGGAAGCCCGGACACTGATCCAATCATTGAATTCAGTTTTGGAATTCCTAAAGGTTGCGACGGTGACGGGGTTGATCTTGTTTCGTCTGTCACGGTGAATATGAATCAATGTCAGGACGCCCTTCCGATTGAGAACGCGAACGGAACTTTCGCCGAAAGCGGCTCGCCTGTGAACGGTGTTCAGGACTACGCGCTCACGCTGAATCTTCCACGCCCTCCGAAGGTCACAAAAGGGTTGACGGCTCCGACGACGGACCGATGTTACGGCGATTTCCACATCTTGACAGACTAAACGGAGATAACCGATGTCAGATCTCAAGTATTTCGACGGAACGAACTGGATCACGCTGAAGGGTGCGGGGGTTGAACTCACTCCATCAGTCGGTGTAGATACGACAAATTGTGACATCGGCCCCGCTGATTCAACTGGATCGCTAACTCCAGACGGAGCCGAAGTCGATGGAGTTCAGACGTACAAACTCGACCTCACTCTTCCTCGACCTCCTGTTGTGACAACGTCAGAGACCGAGCCGGTCGGTGCTTGCGACGGCGATTTCTGGGCCGATGAAAGTGAAGCGGGTGCCGGTTCACCTAGCGTCAATGAAAAGCAACTTGCTAGAGCCTTTGTCTGCTTTAGTCCAACAAATTCGATGCTGAAAACCTCGTCCTATAATGTCTCGACAGTAGCGTACAATTCACCCGGACTTTATACGATAAATTTCGAGAGGCCTATGGCTGACGACAATTTTTGTCCGATTGCGACTGCTGATGTTAATTTGGCAGCACCGACGAACGCGGTCACTGCGATCACTCGACTGGCAACTACTAACAAAGACAGCGTCGAGTGCCGAACGGCCTTTGCAACGAGTGGTCTTTTAGCTGATCCCGAAACGGTGAAGGTCGTCGTCTTTAATGACAATTAAGGTAAGAAAATGAATAAAGAAGAACACCGCATCATCTACCCGCAAGACCTAAACGGAAAGGGAATCGTAATACTCATTCCGATGGCCGCTTCTTCGTTGAGCCTTGAGCAGATGCAATCAAAAGACGTACCATCGCAGAGTCCGAGTAGGATTATTCCATCTACCGACATTCCAGACGATCACACTTTCCGAAATGCTTGGGAAGCAGATTTTGAAAACTATCAAGGGGTAAGCGTGAGCATGGAGAAGGCTCGGCTGATAACTCAAGACCTTATACGGGAGGCGAGAAGACCAGTTCTCGAAAAGTTAGACATTGAATATCAGCGAGCAACTGAGACAGAAGACAAAGATCGAATGAGAGAGGTCGCTGAATTGAAGCAAGTCCTCAGAGACCTTCCAGCAAACCCTGCGATTCAAGAGGCAAAGACGCCGGAAGAACTAGAACACTTAGCAAGAAACGCAGTGAAGGAAGCCGTAGGAGAATAACATGGCAACTCTAAAAGTTAAAAAAGGCGACGAGTGGGTTCAGGTTCTCGGAGGTGGTGGAAATATACAAGCTCCTCGGGCGTGGATTTCATCTGGGGCAACGACCTACGGTCAACCGATACAAGTGCTTGATTCATTTAATGTGTCGAGCGTTGTGTATCAATCCGGGTGGAATAAGGTCAATTTTGCAGAACCGTTTGAAACCGAGCTTTATGCCGCTGTAGGAACTCCACGGGAAAACGATACTACTTCGAACATTCTCACTTTGATTTTCCGAGACGATCTTTTCACCGTAGATTATGCCTCGTACATAACGTGTCGAAGGAATGCCTCGACCGCCGCTTGGACGCAGAATATTTCGATTGGACTTTCGGCTTCTTTTTATGAGACGAGGAATGATTGACAATGAACAAGATCGAAACACATGTCGCCATTTTCCCTGAAGAAGGTGAAAAAGAAATGGTGAGCGTCCTGTCTCCGTCTCCTCAGTGCGGTTTAACACTTGAGCAGATAGTAGAGAAAGACGTACCTAAAGGACAGCCGCACCTCCTAGTAAACAGGGACGAATTGCCTGAAGGAGGGTTAATATTCCATAAGGCTTGGAGGGCTGACTATACGGCTCAAGTTCTGAAAGTAGATATAGTAGTCGCAAGACAGGTTGCTCAAGATGCAGTTCGAAGCATGAGAGATTCTAGGTTTCAGATTTTAGACATAGAATATCAACGAGCCTTAGAAGACGACGACCGATCAAGGATGTCGCAAGTCATAGAAAAGAAACAATTCCTTAGAGACCTGCCGAACGACAATAGGATAGAGAGATCGACCACGACCGGCGAACTATGCCGGGCGATAGAAGACATTGAAGTCTCTTTGAAGGAAGCCGTAGGAGAATAAAAAATGACAGTTTTGAAATCTAAAAGCGGTAGTGAAATCAATATATCTTCTGACAAATAGAGCGATCGAGAATGTCGAAGACTTCGAATCAACTCGCGAAGACGAGCGGCGTCACGTTCAACAAGACGGACGCCGAACGAATAGCGTCCGCGGTTCTCTCAGTTGAAGACGGAGACAGGCGATCAGGCGGAAGGACTGCGCGTCCCAATTTTCAGCTACCGATCTCGAAGCTGTTCATCATCGGCGCGCCGGTTTCTTGCGGGACGACTCAAGGAGTTCCGGCTCGGTGGGTGAAGTGCGAAGTCGACGGCGGGTGTGGGTATAAGATCGAGCCCGTACCAGACGCCGACATCGTCGGACTCGTCGATAATTCGATGACCTTCTTCAAGTCGGAAGCCGCATACAAGGAGAGCGGAGGGGAGGGAAAGCCGGAGATCCAGTACGTCGAGGCGAAGTGGGTCACGGCTTTCGATGCTGACGGAGTAAGCGCCGCCGGGTTCTGGCAGATCACGGAAGCGATCTACTGCAACGGATGTCCGACGGACGACTGTATCCCCGACGAAGGAAGTGGGAGCGGCTCGGGCGATGGCTCAGGATCCGGCTCGGGCGACGGCTCAGGCGACGGCGACGGCTCAGGCGACGGCGACGGTGACGGCTCAGGCGACGGCTCCGGTGACGGCTCAGGCGACGGCTCAGGCGACGGCTCAGGCGACGGCTCAGGCGACGGCTCCGGTGACGGCTCAGGCGATGGTTCAGGCTCAGGCGATGGCAGCGGCGATGGTTCGACTGATCCCTTTTATTGCTACACTTCGCCGCTTGAGAACCCTGAAGATGCACTGTGGTATTCACGTGGTGCCGAAAAATCAAATCCGCAATATATTGAACCGACTGACGTTGAAGGATCCGGCAAGTTTTGCGCGTCGCCATCGCCAGAAAATCAAAGTCATTCAATTTATGTTTGGCCGGCATCTGATTTTGAAGCGGAAGCAAGCGAACTCAATCCAACAAGCGAAGAGTTTGAATGTGAATCGCAATGCGAATGTATATGTATCGAGGGCGAAGATGAATGCCCACCATGCCCCGATACATCAAGCGACGACGGCGATGATGAGTTAGGTGATTGGCATTGCTACACCGGCTTCGGGGATGAATTTCAAGCATGGGTCAGTCGATACCCAGACGGTCGAGATGCCGTAGTCGTTCAGCCAACATATCCAGAAGAGTTTGACCCTGATCAGCCTCTGGATAAATTCTGCTTCCAGCCGTTGGCATCGGACGAGGAGGCTCGTGTTTATATGGCGTTGCCAAACCTCGGCGACATCATTGGAGGCATCCCGCCGGGGCCAGAATTTTTTACAGAAAATCCGCCCGCTGGTGGGCCATTTGATTCCGGCGAATGTTGTGAATGCCAATGCGTGAACGGTGAAGACGATTGCGGCGATTGCACAACCGGAAGCGGCGGCGGCGGCTCAGGCGGCGGCGGCTCAGGCGGCGGCGGCGGATCTTCTGGCGGCGGCGGCGGCGGATCTGACGGATCTGATGATGGCTGTATCGTTGTCCCCGTTGTCACGAAGGTCGAGTGTGATGGAGACGGACAGATCTGGTATGATCAAGTGAACATCGTCTTCGCTGAGTCACAAGTGAACCCGGAAGACGTGAACTGTGGAACGTACGAACCCGGAAGCCCTGACGACGACGAAGGGGCTGGGTGATGCCATACTCGAAAAATCGTTGTAGCTGTTGTTCTGGTTCTTCAAGTACCTCAGCGTCTCGATCCCGAAGTGATTCTCGATCCCGAAGCGACTCTCAGAGTGACTCTCGGTCCTCTACTTTCTCTCAGTCTTCTAGTTCATCCTCCAGTTCATCGTCTGCGATGGGCAAGTGTTGCTCGATACCGAAAGAGTATGTCATTATTGACGAGACATACGGGCCGACTGAATTTGAAGATATGAAAGACTGGGTACGTTCTCAGCGGGAAGGCCGAGAGGGCGTCGGCCTGATCTTTGTCGGCCCTGTTGAACTACGAAACGGCGATTGGTATGGCGCTGTTGTTTGTATGGGCGAAGAGGCAGGTGGTGGCTGCGACTGTTCAGACATAGAAGACGGCTGGCAATGCTCTGAAGGGATTGATCCTCTGTCTTGCTATCTTGATGCTGGTGTTCCCGGTACAGGAATATTCGAAGAAGGTGGCAACTGCGAAGAAGACGAAGACAATCCTGCTTGTACGAATCCTTTTAAGGATTGCGAAGTTGGCTGTAATGGTTGTAACTGCTGCGCTCAACAAGCACCTACTCCCGGCCCTGATGGTGTCGCCTGCTCTTTGTTCAGGATGGTCGTTCCGTGGGAGATTCTATCTTACCATTACGGGGAGTACATCCATGATCCTGATTGTCAAGACGGCAAGATGGGAGAGTTGTTCGACTACCTCGCAACAAGAGGTTTTGAACGAGATGGTTTGAAGGTGGCAACGTTCAGGACGAACGACGAGCCGAAAGATTGTAGGGTGGAAATATGGACTATTCCGCCAGCGGACGCCAACTGCCCGCCGCTAGGTGCTGGTTGTCCCGATGTTTGTTTCGATGGCGATGAAGACCCCGCGTGGCCCGGTATCACTGCGATACCATGTTGCCCGCTGAATGGCTGCCCTCCTCTGAAGTGCTTCAAGCCTGACGATATTGAAGTTGATGTGATGGACGAATGGCAAGCGGGACAGATTGGCGGTGAATGGAAAGACCCTGCGATTGACGGTGATTGCCCACAGGCTTGTTGGATTTTGGGTGCCTGCTGTACTCAAATCGCTGGCATTCAGGACGGAGAGTTTCACTTCAATTCGCTCTCTGATGCAGCTTCCTTCGCGGAAGGTCAAGGGAACGCCTACACAGTGTACTTCCCCGGATACGGTGCCGGGGCAACCGGCCCCGACGATGTAGTCGTCGAGACTTTCCTCTGGGAAGATGAGCAAGGCGAGACGCTGTATAATTGCGAATACAAGTATGACCAAGAATGCCCGGAGGAAGGGCCGGTCGTAGAAAGCTGGGAGAAGCCAGAGGACAACGATTTTGGAGTCTATCAAGAGTTCTCATCGATCGGTATCGGCTTCGTCCCAGAAAAGGATTGTGGTGAGGTGGATTGTTCAAACATTGAAGACGAAACGAAAATATCAGAGGTGAATCCGCTCCCATGAATATCGTCATCTGTACAGAGAATCAACTCATTGAGAGATGTGAGGAAAGAGGATACAAGCTCGAAGAGGTTGTCGGCTGTATCAAGAAGCGAGACGACAAGGGGCGTCTCCATGTCGACACCGATCACAAAGCATATCCGAAGAAGAAGCGGCCGGCCTCCGGTGGAGTCGGGACGGAACTGTCTCTCCTCCTCAAGAAGTTCGGGATCTCCGCGAAGGAGGGCGGGTGTAGTTGCCGCCATAAATCTAAGTTGATGGATAAGAACGGCGTCAAGTGGAACGAGCTCAACATCGACACCGTCGTCGGCTGGATGCGAGAAAATTCGAAGAAGATGAAGATTCCTTTTGTCGCGATGCCTGCGAGAATGCTGGTCCGGCAAGCGATCAAGAACGCTCGACGCAAGGGAGCGAAGCCGTGACGAATTGTTTTCATAAACTAAGAAAGGAAGATCGAGATGGCAGATCTCAGGGATAAGTTCGAGCGCGTTGTCTGTATTTCACTTAAGCGCCGAGAGGATCGACGTCGTCGACTTCGAAAGCTGATCAAGGAATCCTCGTGGCCTTTCAACGCTCCGAAGTTCATGGACGCGATCGACGGAGGTTCGGGTCTTGTTCCAGTACCGAACAACTTCCGAAGCGGCGGGGGAGCGGCCGGTTGCCGCGCTTCATGGGTTCGAGTACTCGAGGACGCGATGATGGACGGAGTCGAGTCTCTTCTTGTCCTTGAGGACGACGCGATATGGAGACCAACGATCGCCGAAGAGTGCGAGGCGTTCTTCGAGAACCTTCCTTCGGACTGGCAGATCGTTTTTCTTGGTGGTCAGAATATGAAACAGCCGGCGAACGTCGCTGAAGGAGTCGGCCGAACTCGAAACACACAGCGAACACATGCGATCGGGCTCCGTCGTGAGGGTATGCGGTGGATGTACAAGATCGCCGCAAGCGCAGACAGGCACATCGACCACAAGATCGGCGCGGCCATGGCTGGATATCAGAAAGCCTATGAGCCGATCCCGTTCATCATCGGACAAGACGCAACTCAGAGCGACATAAGCGGCCGAAAAGATAACGCGAGATTTTGGACATCGCCCCAGAAGAACTATCCGATCGTGTGGCTCGACTCGACACAGGAAGTCGCCGAAGCTCTGATCGAATACGGGTTACACTATGGATTCGACATCGATGAGAACGGGAACGACTCAGGGCTGAAGCACGTATTCCCTCAGCCGGGACTGTATCGGAAAGGTCTCGGGAAGTTTCTCTCGACGGTTGCGTGGGAGGCGGCGTCTTTCACAGACGGACCCGGTGTCGTGACCATCTGGAACACGAACGCAACTCGTGAAGCGTTCGACAAGGCGAAGAGAGACATCCCTCAGAGGACGATTCTCACTCCGTTCTTCGATGATATCAATGAGGCGGTCTCATGGCTCACAGAGAAGCTCGGAAAAGATCTGATCAGATTGAGACCTGATCGACAGAGGCTTCCTGTCCTTCTACTGAAGAGTCCCGACGAAGTCGTGAAAGGGTTGAAGAACAATCGGGTCGTTCACTGTGGACGATGGATCGACAAGAACGGGATCGATAAAGGTCTCACGTCGTTCTTCGAGTGCGGAGGGACTTCTCTCGATAATTGGTTCCGAGTTCTCGAGAAAGAAGCGAAGGAGACGAACTCATTCGTCGGGATCCATCACCCGAAAGCGACTGTCGAGATCGCTGAGACGACAGGCCGTCGCGTCATTGTCGTCGACGCGACGACATACGAAGAAGCAGTTCGTCAGATCGAAGGCCGGTGATGAAGAAACTGAACTTTTCGCACATCACGAAGACGGGCGGGAGCACGATCGCCAACGTGTCGAAGCGTCACGGTCTGAAGTGGGGACAGTACAACAAGGATCGACTTCAGAAACACAGGAACAACGTCCACAACTTGAAGGGGCCGGTGTGGCATCATCCGCTCGTCTACTTCATTCCCGCCTTCAGAGACTCCTTCGACTGGTTCTGTGTCGTGAGAGATCCGATCGAGCGATGTGTCTCGGAGTTTCACTGTAAGTGGAGCGGCTGGAAACACCGCAACCCGAACGGAACGCCGACCGCGGTGAACTTAAACGCGTTCATACAGCGGAACGTGAAGAGCTCCACGAAGTTCGCCCACTGGCACCCTCAACACCGATACATCTTCGACGATTCTGGTCGCCGAATGGTGAAGCATGTCCTGAAGTTCGACAACTTCGTCGACGAGTTCAACGAACTCGCGGCTGAATACAAGATCGACGCGAGGATCACGTCCGAAGACTGGTCGAACAAGAGGAAGAGCGATGGTCTCACATCAAAAGACCTCACACAAGAGACTCGAGATCTCATTCTTGAGTGGTACGAACTCGATCAGATCATTTATGAGAGGTTGACGCAATGAATAAAGCGATCGCATTCCTGAACATTGGCGGATCTTCGCTCCATCCGAAGAGTCAAGCGAGCTTCGAGCACGCCGCGAAGCGATGGGGAGCCGATCTTGTGGAGATCAAGGAGCAAATCGAGCCGGGAGTTCATCACTTTTGGCAGAAGTCCTTTGTGATAAACGAGCTCGCCGCCTACGACCAAGTTCTCCAACTCGACGCCGACATGCTGATCCACCGAGACGCTCCCTCTCCGTTCGATCTCGTGCCTGTGGAGGCGATGGGGTTCGTCTCGGCGAGGCAATATATCAAGCCGGGACTCATAGTAAGCCGAGAACGATCGACGAAGCTGTGGGCGAACAGGCTGGGGATGAAGCCTCCGCAAGATCTCAAGCACATCAACGCGGGGCTGTGGCTATATTCGCCGAAGCACCATCAGGACATCTTCGAAAAGCTCAGAGCGATCGGGAGAGCTCATCACTTCACGCCGAAGAACATTCCCGAGCAGGCGTCGATGTCTGTCCTCGTCGCGAATCAAACGGATCATCCTGTCGTTTGGCTCCCTCGTTCTTTCAATGTTCTCGACGTGAGGCATGAAGCCAGAGGAGACCGAGCCTACAAGGAGATGTTCGGCTGGATCTATCACTTCACCGGACAGGCCAACCGGAAGAAGAGAATCGACGAGGTATGGTGGAATCACGATCAGTGGATGCCGCCGTTTGAAAGACACAACAACGCGATCGCGAAAAGGATTCCCGGAGACGGCTCGGGGTTCTTCGGCGCTGAAGTGGGCGTTCAACGTGGAAGGAACGCGGCGAGCCTTCTGATTCGAAAGCCCGGTTTGAGTCTTTATCTTGTCGACCAGTGGAAGAGACAGGGCGAAGAGAGCTCATACATGAAGTCGAAAGACTGGAATTCTCAATGGCTCGACGACGACTATGGAATGATTTTCAAGGAGTGTCTCCACTATCTCGACAACTGTCATGGAAGATACCGGATCCTACAAGGCGACTCCGTCCAGATGGCGAACGCGATCGAAGACGAGTCTCTCGACTTCGTCTTCGTTGACGCGGACCATTCGAAGGAGGGCTGTCTTCGTGACATCCGAGCATACCTTCCGAAGATCCGACGCGGCCCGAACGCGTGGATCGGTGGTCACGACTACGGCGTGAAGTGGGGAGGCGCGTGGGGGGTTCGCGAGGCAGTGCTCGAATGTTTTTCAGAGAAGGACGTCGAGCTCGACGCGGGGAAGACTTGGTTCGTTCGGCTTCCTTGATGCGCTGGAACCCTACCTCTGATAGACAAATCGTGGAAAAGTCGACTTAAGAGATATCAGGAAGTAGAGAATAGGCGGGAGTTTTGTCCTTGTTCACGATGCGAGGGTCGGCCGCGGAGTAAATTCGCCGGCTAATTTGACCCGTCGGATCTATTGCGATATCGTTTAAGGAGTACGGAACCCCATGAAGAAAGAAAAGAAGGAAGATCAAATGTCTAGCGCAACAATGAAAGCGCCGACACGGACGACGGCTTACATGAACATCAACCAAGTCGCCGAACTCATCGGCGCGTCACGGACGTCAATCAAGACTATGGCTCACCGATTCCGGATCGGAGTCTTCGTCGAGGACAAGCTCGTCGCACTCTCGAAGAGCGACGCGAAGAAGCTCCGGTCGAAGATCCGGAAGAAGCCGGGGAACCCGGAATTCGGAGGCTGATCTCAAGGCCGGCGGAGGCAACTTCGCCGGCCTTTTTCATGCGCTGATCTCGAAGTGTCCACTGTGTCCGGAAATTATTTTCATACGAAAACAAAGGGGAAAACAGATCTTTTCGTTTTTTTCTTTCCCTCCTATTTGCCCCGACGGGTTGAGTAGTATATCTTTCACTTGTTCGCGAGACATCGCGGACGACTGATCTTTGACAATTCGGGACGATTCAAACGAGGCAAGCTCTCCCGCCTCGAGCCACAAGGGAGAGCCAACAATACAACAATGTCTTTCCTAGTATCTCTCGACGGTCTGGTCCGGCCTGTCGATCACAGGACAAAGGGGGTTCGAGTCCCTCCGAGAGAGAACGGAGCCAGAGGTTCGACGGTCTGGTACACCGCCTGACGATCATCAGGATAGAGAGGGTTCGAGTCCCTCCGAGCCTCGAATACAAAAGCCCCCGCGTCGATCGAGTGACGCTCTCCGCGGGGCAACGATACAACAGGTGCGAGTAAGCCCCCGACGGTCTGGTACACCGCCCGCCGATCAGCGGGATTGAGAAGGTTCGAGTCCTTCCGGGGGTTGAAAAACATCTTGAGCCCGACGGTCTGGTACACCGCCCGCCGATCAGCGGGATTGAGAAGGTTCGAGTCCTTCCGGGTTCACCGCACAACACGAGGCAAGCTCCCGAGCCTCTTCAATCGGGAGCAACTTTCAAAGCAAGGAGCGACATGATGACATCGACAGAGAGAGGAGCTCGACCCGTTGTTCGGTTTGAGTTCCACGGATGCTTCGAGACTCGATCCGAAGCCGAGAGAGTTTCCTCGCGAGTTGGCGGAACGGTCACGAAGTTCCGAAAGGTTCCCGGAAAGGGATCGGCGACTCGACCCGAGGGACACTCCTATCGAGTTCTTCGGTTCTTGTAACACAAGGCGAAGCTCCCCCGCCTTCATTCGGGGAGCAACTTTTCAGAAGGACAAGGAGTCAAGTGATGAGAAAATTCAAAAAGAGCTTCGACGGAAAAGAGGTCAAGCTCGACCTCGACGGAACGCCTCGCGAGATAGACGAGACGCTCGTTCGCCTGTGGATCTTAGAGGACGAGTTCAACTACTTAAAAGAAGTACAGAGGCAAAACCTCTGGAACAAGTACACCGAAAGGAAGTACGGGAAGTACGGCTCGAACTTTGTGACAGTGAAGAAGTCCGCGGGAATCGTTCCGTGGAGAGTCGAACTCGACGAGATACCCGAAGAAGCAATCGTGAAGCGGTTCTCTGATCTTCTCAAGATGACAGACGAGTCGGACAAGGCGACACTCGACGGGATCGAAGAGCTCTCGAGATTCTCTGAAGAGTGTCACGATCTCACCATCGCGATCGACTCAGAGTATCAGGTCCGAAGGTGGTCGCGGTTCTTTCTGGTGACAAGCTCGAGCGGACACATCCATTCCTCGATGTGTTGTTCGACATGCAACAAAGGAAAGAACGCGACGACGTTCGCTCTTCTTCCCGAGTTGTCCGGCAAGGACGAGAAGGCCGCGGTCGACAAGCTCGGTCCGGCGCTGTGTTCGGTTTGTTTCCCGAGTGCTCCTGTCGAGTTCCTCGAGAACGCGAAGATCGACAAGAAGCTCGCCGAGATCCTTCGGAAGAAAGGACCGGAGGCATTCGACGAAGCTCTGAAGGCGGCGAACGAACGAGCGGCGAAGCGAGCGAAGAACGCCTGTCCGATGGTGGGGAGGAAGCCTCCGAGTGATAGCCGAAAGGAGTGGAGTCGAGGCGTCCAGAACGCGGCTTGCCCTGAGTGCAAGCGATGGACGCGAGTTACGAAAGACGGCGTCTTCGCGAAGCATCAGAAAGCGAAGAGGTGACAAGGCGAGCCCGGAGAGGGACACTTCTCCGGGCTCTGTCTCATATGTCCAAAAATTGTTTTCACTTGAAAACAAGGGTTTTATTGAGACAACTTGACCCGCGGGGCCGTATAGGTAATACTTCAGACATGTTCGGAAACAAAGCACGGAGCGAAACGATGACACCAACAATTCTAGAAAATCACATCACACACAACAGCGGCGAAACGAAAAGCGTTTGTGCGACCGCTGTCCTCACCGCGATCGGAGTTCCCGTCGACGGTTTCAAATACACAGGATGCGTCGCCGACGGACGTCGAACCGCGATCCTCAATCGACACGGGTTCACATGCCGATCGAGGATGTCGAAGATCGGAAAGAACGCGACCATCGGACAGGCACGAAAAAAGATCTCAAAGCTCGACGACTCAAGCTCGACGCGATACATGGTCTCGATCGCCTGTGGCGGACAGACTCACTTGATGCTTCTCGACAAGAACGGGGAAACGCTGGTCGACACCGATCCACGACGAGCCGACCGACGACGAGTCTTCGCGATATACGCGGTCAACAAAAAGTAACAACAACAAAGCAAGGAGCGAAACGATGAGCAACTGGAAAAAAATCAGCGAACGACGACACGAAAGCGGCGCGGTCTACGAGAACGAAGTCGGCGACTACATCGAACAGAATCTCGACGCGATCGATCGCCTTCCGGGTTCCGCGATGACCTCTTCATATCGCTACATAGTGAACAGCTACGAAGCGACAGTCATGACGATCGACATGAACTACATATCGGAGACGTTCGAAGTCGACGGAGTGATCTCAACGCCTGCGAAAGCTCTCAAGGCCGCGAAGGAATGGTGTGAGTCTCAGAACATCGAACGGTACAAGAACTAAGACAGACGAGGCGAAGCTCCCCCGCCTTCATTCGGGGAGCAACTTTTCAACAACAGGAGAACGAGACGATGATTAAGAAAAAAAGACTGCTGAAGAAAGGCGACGTGGTAAAGGCCGTGATCCGATGTCGATCGAGAGAGTTCCCGCTCGACATGCTTCGATACGACTTCTGTTCGTTCATTCAACACGATCCGCAACTTGAGCGAACGAGACGAAGCGAGGAGGAACGTCGCGACGGGTTCACGGTTCTCGTGAAGAAGGTCGTCATAGATCCGAAGGCGGATCAGTGGACGATCAAACGGTGGGAGAGTTTTTTCTGTGAGGTTCGAGAGTTTGAATAAACAACAACAAAGCAAGGAGCGAAACGATGAACGTGTATCTTTACAGGCGCGAAGACGGACAACTCTTTCAACTATGGTACGACCGAAGCTGTCGGTCGTGGTATGGCAACGAGTGCCGGGAGCTCGTCGACTTCTCGATGTGTGTCGATCCGAGGAGGAACTTCTCGATCGGGAAGCCGACGATGATTCGGTCCGGAACGGCGGCCCTCCTTCGACGATGGGTTCGGATCGGGTGGCTCGAGCTACGCGACGAAGGCTTCGATCTCGAGGTCGACAAGCCGGCGGAGTTCATGTATCGACGCGAGGAGCTCGAGGAACTGTTCGGACTGAAGCGGCTCGAGTGTCTCGGTGTCCTCGAACGAGAGGAGGTGGTTCGATGAACAGCAAGCTCGAAGAGATGACTTCATTCGGACACATGACGGACGCGGGGATCGATGTCCTCGTCGACGACAAGTTTCCTCGAACGAAGATCGACTCGTGTCTCGAAGCGATACAAGCCGGCGAGCGGTGGATCCTTGAGCGATACCCCGACGTCGAAGAGGGTCTCGGACTGTATACGATCGGGCTCAAGAACGGAAACACGAAGAGCCGGATCTGGTTCGAAAGATACGAGATCACTCTCGCGAGGTCGAACTGGATCTCGTTCTATGCGAGAGCCTGTCGAGACATCGGTCACGGCTTGAAGGAACACGTCGGACGATACGACAAAGAGCTCGTCTTCATGACGAACGTGATCCACGAGCTCACTCACGCGGTCCAGTGTATTCGCAACTTCCACAAGAAGAACGAGACAGACACGACGAGGAACGAGCTCGCATGGTTGAAGGAGAACAAGCCGGGGATCTTCAGGAGGTGCTTCAACGGGAAAGCGCCGGAGGTCTTCGAACACGCAACGATCGAAAGGAAGCGACGATAAACTTTCGAGTTTCAATTTGTTTCTGTACAATTACATTTCACCATGGAGGAAAAAGAATGGATATTGATTTTCAAGTCACGCCGCCGAAGTTCCTGTTCGACAACGAAGTCGAGAACTTCTCGAGAGCGTTCGCGATGAGGGTCTGCTATCAGGCCGGACTTTCGATCTCGGCCGCCACGGGAGTGTCGAACGACAGCGAAGAATTCGAACGATACAACGCGACCGCGTTCCGACTGCTCGAGCCGATGGCGAAAGCAATCGTCGAGGAATCACTCGAAAGGATCGACGATCAGGTTCGAAGATCCGTCAAGCGATGCCGATCAATCAGCCGGCGTCAACCAGTCCCAGCGCCGAAAGACGTCGACCTCTTCACGGCTTACGCCATAGAGAGGGCGGAGTTCTACGGAGCGTTCCTCGCGAGCGAAGTTCTTAACGAGATCAACTCAAGCAACAAGGAAGGGGAATGAAAATGTTAGCACTATCAAGAAGAGTCGGTCAGTCGATTCACTGTGGGGGCGGAGGCGTCGACGTGTTGTTCACGTATCAACGACCGACCCGAGACGGCGTCGTTCTGACAATGAAGAGAGCCGGCTCGCCGCCTTGTGATCTTGCTCTACCGATCGGCGTCACAGCAAAAATCGGAGAGATCGAAATACAGCCAGTATGGTCGACGCCTCACAAGGCGAGACTCGGGTTCGACGCGCCGAGCGACGTTCGAATCATGCGGACAGAATTACTCAATGAAACGAAAGGAAGTGAAAAATGAATTGGTGGAAGTTCGGTCGATTTGTTGTTGTACGAACAGAAAGCGGATGGGGGCTCCGAAGCGAAGAGAACCCCGAGGAGGTCGTTGTTTGTGGAGCCTTGTCGGAGGCGCTGTCTCATGTGTCCAGTTTTGTCCACTTTGAAAAACCCCTAGAAGACAAGGGATAGATTGAGTCTATTTGACCCGCGGGGTCGGGATGCTAGTATTTCAATGTGTTCGGAACGATTAACAACTAACACGGAGTCAACAAAATGAGCAACGCAACGAAATACCTAAAAGACTTTTTCGCTGAGAAAGACCTGATCGATGAGAGCTTCGAAGTTACAAGCGAGAACGGAACCGTAAACATGATGTCGACCGGAGTTGTGATCGAAGCAATCTTCACCGCATCACAGAACGAACAGAAGGCGATCGGCGACATGATCAGAAAGATCGATTTCATGAACGGCGACGTGAACCATTATCTCAAACACTTAGGACAAGCGCTCGCCGTCAACATGTAACAACTCAACGAGGTCACGCTCCCGAGCCTCTTCGAAATCGGGAGCGCTTTTCAACAACAGGACACGGAGTCAACAAAATGAAAAACGTGAAAGACTACGACGGACAAATGATCGAATGCTATCAGGACAAGGATCTCGAAAAGTTTTCGAAAGACTTCGAAGAGATACAGGATAGGTGGTTCGAAATCTGGAAGGCTCGCGGATCGAAAGACGAGGGGACGTGCTGTCTCGGTGTCGGGCTCCGCGTGAACTACGTTCGACCACGATGTCGAACACCGGAGTCCAAGCTCGTCGTCAACTGGGTGTGGTCGCAAGGCGACCTCGAAGCTCAACGAACGAAGGACGAGATCCTCGAACTCTGTGAGAGCTACGGACTCACCGGCGTCTCGTACGAATGCGGACGGATGGACTGACAACTCAACGAGGTCACGCTCCCCCGCCTCTATGAAGTGGGGAGCACAACTCAGGACAAGGAGTCCCGAAGATGATTATTCGAAAAGGCTTGAACGATTACGAGAAGACGAAGAACGACAAGAAGAAAGTCGTCACCGAGAGAGACTTCAACGACTTCGACCTCGGCTTCGAAGACGAAGGTGAGACTCGGATCTATATCCTCGACACCAACGAGAAGATCCAGATGTCGAAGAACGGGTTCGCCTACGGTCCCGCGTTCGTTGTGTTCTCAGAAAGAGCGGGCGGAACGTATCGATCGGAGTATTACGTCAACGATCCGACGATGTGGGCGTGGGTCCGCCGGCTCATCGCCGAGGGACACATGAACTCCGGGAACATGATCGAAGGGCCGACGAACGAAGAAGCCTCGGTCGTCTATAGCTAGGAGAAAAAGTCGCCCCCTCCCTTTCGTCGCGATGCTCATTCAAGGCGAGAGGGAGGCAGGCGACATAATCAACGATACTCATCAGCCGGAGTCGCCTCGTCCGGTCTCCAAGAAAACGGGGCATTGTTTACAACCCGAAACCGAAGGAACGACAAACATGACGCGAATGATCTACAGGATCCACGCCGAGCGAGACGGACAGCGCAGTGATCCAGCCGGCCCGACGCCGCTGTCCATCATCAAGACCTTGAGAGACACGCTATCGGTCACGCTCTGGGATGAACACGTCTCGCTTCAGGCGAGACCGTACGAGAAGGATGCTGAGTGGGAGACGTTGAGGTTCTCCCGGAGGACCGGCCGCTTCATGATGCCGAAGACGTTCGACCCTGAGTACAAGACGTTACTCCGGAAACATCTGAGGGATCTCAACGCCGCGGTGAGACTCAACGTCATCGTCCGTCACATCTCGAACAACCTGATCCCCGAAGGTCTCGACGTGGAATACGTCGACCAAGAAGAAGAGCAAGCCGAGTTCGATGATCTCGAGGAGAAGTTCGGAGATCCGTTCGAAGGTCTCGATGAGCTCGGCGATTCTATTTGATCAGGCGAGCCAGTTTGTGGTAGGTTTGTTATCACTCAACAACAACGAAGGAGCGACATGAAGATCCTCGCGAAGGCGACCATCAGGAAAACAGCCGTCACGATCCAGAAGAGACCTTACGGGTTCTACGTCGAATGGATCGGACCAAGAACACAGGGCATCGCCGGACCCTTCGTCTCACTCGAGGCGGCCGACGAAATATTCTCAGCGACGACATCTCGACTTTTGAAAGGATACGAATGACATGAACGGCACTTTACCAATTCACAACACGAACCCGATCAAAGCCGGCGACGATCTCGAGGAGGGAGCCGCCGTCTTCCGTCCAGTGATTACATCTCCCACGATGGCAGTCTTCACGACTGAGGGAATGAGGTTCGGCGTGTTCGTTCAAGCCGGAACCGTCGGGCCTTACAAGACGAGCCACGGGACGAACTTCTGTAACTTCGGCGGCACGATGTCCGACCCGTCCGCGTCGCCGCATTTCAGAACCGAAGACGAAGCGAACGCGTGGATAGTGGAACAGATCCAGAAGGCTCGCGAGGAACTACAAGATCAGATCTGTGAGGTCATGGCCGCGGCGAAGATCAGACAAGAAGCCGCGTCAAATTGTTGTCGTACGAAATCAAAGGAGGCCGGCTGTGATCAATCGAAATAGAAACGAATATGATCTCAGCGCTCACACTTCACCGGACGGGAAGTGGTACGACTCCTTCAACAGAATGAAACAGAGACCATTCCATCTGGTTGTCGTTCCGAAGAGTGTGTCGAAAGTATGGGTCGATCACGTAGAGAGATCCAACGCCGGAGGAATCGAGCTCTACCCTCACCAGAAGAACGCCGTCGCGAAGCTACTGAACAGACTCTTCTTCCTGTTCGCCCATGGGATGGGATCCGGGAAGACGTTCACCGCCCTCGGTGCGATCGGCGTTCTCAACGAGGAGTGTCGCGTCCTCGATCTCGTCGGGATGTCGAAAGCGAAGAAGCTGCACAGATTGGACATGGCGACGGCGATCGTGAAACCGTTGATCGTTGTAATCAATTACGAGTCGGCGTGGAGGAAGGATATCGCCGAACGACTCGAGCGAATCAAGTGGAGCTCGATCGTCTTCGACGAATGCCACAAGCTAAAGAGTCCAAGCGGCAAAGCGAGCCGGTGGTTCGCGAGACTCGTCGAGAAGAATCCCGACGCTCTTCGTCTCGGTCTGAGTGGGACGCCGTTGTCGAACTCGCCGCTTGACGCGTTCGCTATCTTCAGGGCTCTCGCCTCTGGTGTGTTCGGGAAGAGTTGGACTCGGTTCCGCTCACGGTACGCGGTCTTAAATCCAAACTTACACGGGCATATCATCCGCTTGATCAATCAAGACGAGCTCGCGATGAAGATCGACGAACATTGTGACAAGATCAAGACGGAGGACGTGACGGATCTTCCAGCGGTGAGACATCAAACCATACCGATCACTCTCTCAAGGCCGGAGCGGAAGGCATACGATCAACTCGAGCGGGACATGGTGCTCTCTCTACCCGACGACGAGACGATGATCCCCGACAACGCGCTTGTGCAGTTGCTCAAGCTGGCTCAACTCACCGGCGGCTTCGTCAAGGCGGACGTCCCCGGCGAGCTCCTGAGAATCGGGACCGGAATTCCGGACAAGTTGAACGCGTTGATCGACTTCTCGGAGTCGCTCGATGAGACCGAGCCTCTCGTCGTTATATGTCGCTTCAGGAGCGACCTTGACAGCGTGGGTCAAATCACAGGCCGGAAAGTCTACGAGCTCTCAGGGAGGCGAAACGAGCTCGAGGAGTGGCAACGAGACGACGGAGGCTCCGTCCTCGCTGTCCAGATCGCCGCCGGCTCGATGGGGATCGATCTCACGAGGTCGGCTCACTGTATTTTTTACAGCCTCGGCTATTCGCTCGGTGAGTACGAACAGACTCTCGCTCGATGCCATCGTCCCGGACAGTCGCGGCCCGTGTTGTACACGCATTTAGTCGTCGAGAACTCCGTCGACGAGAAGATCTATCGAGCATTGAGCAACAAGAAAAAGATAATTGACAGCGTGATCGGAGACTTCAGGAAAGAAAGTCAGGAGGTGACATCTTGAACGAGAAGACGATCGAGAGATTCTGGAAGAAGACGAAGGTCAGCGATGAGCACGAGTGGAACGGCTCGCCGTGTATCGATTGGACAGCTTATCGAATGCCGACCGGATACGGACAGTTCCAGATCGACGGCGAACCTATCGGAGCTCATCGAGCCGCGTTCGAAATTAAGAACGGCGAGATCCCTTCCGGGCTTTTCGTCTGCCATCGATGCGACCGTCGCGAATGCGTGAACCCCGACCACCTGTTCCTCGGAACTCCGGGCGACAACATGGAAGACCGAGACAGGAAAGGGAGACAGGCGAGAGGAGAACAGAACGGAAGAGCGAAAGCAACCGAGGGGACTGTTCGCTTGATCAAGCTCTTCCTCGAAAGACATCCTGCACAAGTCGGATGCAAGGGAGGACAACTCGCATTCCTTCAGCGATGGGTCGACATGTCGAAGACAAGTCTCGAACACATCAGCCGCGGCACAACTTGGAAACACATCACAACAGAAGGAGCGACGTCATGAATGTACGCGAAGCCATGAAGAGGTTCGACGAGAGCATCGAGAAAGACGAGGCCGGTTGCTGGATCTGGAAGAAGTCCCTTCGATCAGGACAGCCCGGACAAATACACATCGACGGGCGTCGCCGGACGCCGCGTCGACTCTCGCTCGAGCTGTTTACCGATAGACCTCTCCCTCCTTCCTCCTACTGGATACGGGCGAAGTGTGGGAAGTGTCGCTGTGTGAATCCTAAATGTCTCGTCGCGTCGAGACCGAACAACAATCTCGACGATTGTGAAAGAGAACAAATCAAAGAAGCAATCAGGGCGATGAGATGCGAAGCGAGTGGGAGATTCTTCCATTCGCTTCACGACGTCGCTGTGTTTTTCAAGACGACGCTCGGCGTGAGCGTCTCTACAACGTACCGAATAGCCGAGGAGGTGGCGAAGTGTCCCAAGATCTAGACGATGTCCTAAAACAACTACTAGAAAAACGAGAAGAATATCAGGCGGCGAAGAGAATCGCCGAAGCGATAAAGGAAGACGTCGAGCGGTTGGAGTTCCTCGCGAGTGAGGAGCTACTCGGAACAGGACTCGAAGGGGTTCGAGCTCACGGCCATCAGTGGCGCGTCGGAGATCAGCTATATCTCAACATACCGAAAGAGAATCGCGAGCAAGCCATCGAGGCGGCGCGTGCTATGCACATGGACGCCGCGATCACTGTTCAGACGACGACCTTGAAGTCGTTCCTGATGGAACGCGTGAAGAGTGGCGAAGCTCAACTGTCCGACCCCGCCGCCGGGACTCCCCTCGAGGGTCTCGTGAAAGCTCACGTCCAACCCAAGCTATACGGAAGGAGTTTGTGAATGAAAACAAACTTCTTGACCTGATGGGTCAAATTTGGTAAGTTTTAATCAGCGTTCGACATCGTGTCGTCGCAGGAATTAAGAAACGTTTAGGAGTTTTTTCCATGTCTACAGATTTAACAACAACATCGATCGCAGGTTCAGAGATTGCGGTCTTCAATCCCGACAGCGATCTTCGAGAGACGATGGCGTCGAACTTCGAGGACGGTGAGTCGATGAGATTCAGCGACCTACCGAAGGCGAACCTGAAGTCGAAGCCCTTCAGCGTGAAGATTGGCGGAGCGAATAAGTCGCTCGAATACCTTGAAGGGATCCTCGCCTTCCGCGGCGCTTCGTGGAGCCTCTGGGCAGACGAAGACAATCAGGGCGGATCTGTTCCGTTCATCACTTCAGTCGACGGGATCGTCGGCTATCAACGTGGCGACGATGCCGGCACCCTCGACCTCGATCTCATCGAGGAACACCGAACGGGAGACGGGACGTATGATCTTCGAAAGCTCCCGTATATGAAGTGGACGAAAGAAGGGAACCGGAATATCCCGCCACGAGTGAAGGAATACAGGCATCTCTGTATTCTTCCGCTCGATGGGATCTATCCGATTCATCTTCAAGTTCCGTCGACTTCGATCGGGATCGCGAAAGATTTCGTGAGGAAGCTCGAGCTCCCCTTCTACAGAACGATCGTGAAGATCGGTCTGAGTGATGCGAAGAGTCGAGACGGTAAGCGGAGTTACTTCGTGATTGATCCTTCGGTCGTCGGTTCTATCTCAGCCGAAGAGGGGAAGGCCGTAATGTCGGCCTACACAACCCCTCTCAAGACAGCGTTCCGAGAGAACGTGATCGGCAACAACTAGAGAGGCGGTCTCTCGTTTCCCGAGTCGGCGTATCCGTGCGACGCCGGCTCGGGAATTTGTTTTCATGCAACAACAGAAGGAACGACGACGAATGAGCACAACAACGACAGACCGCGACCGAATCGTTCGCTCCGCGGTACAGTGGCACGCCGCCGGAATTGCAATCATGCCGGCTTCGCCGGATGGACAGAAGCGACCTCTCGGAAAATGGAAAGAGGTCGGCGACGGAACGAAGAAGCCGCCCTCGTTGAACTCAACGATCGAGGCGATCAGACGGTCGAAGTCCGACGGCTTGTCTATCATCTGTGGCAAGTGTTCGGGCGGGCTCGAGATGCTGGAGTTCGACACGAGCGACGCCGAGCTCATGGGGGATTTCGTCATGAACTTGAACGAAGCCGGCCTCGGTGAGATCTGGGAAAGCATACTCGACGGCGTCGAAGAGAGATCTCCATCCGGCGGCTGTCACTTCTTCTATAAGGTCGACGGCGAGCCGAAGGGGAACGTGAAGCTCGCGTTCGAGGAGAGTAGCGAGAAGGCGACGATCGAGACACGCGGTCAAGGCGGACAGGTGATCGCCTCCTACAGCGCCGGCCGAACTCACCCTTCAGGCGGCGAGTACGTTCAGACACGAGGACAAGGACCGGGGTCCATTCCAACAATCACAGAAGAGCAACGCGACGCGATTCACGACGCCGCTCGGAAGTGCTGTCGGCAACCAGAGAAGTCGACGCCACGAGAGGCGACGCCGAAGGTGAAGAGTGAACACGCCGGCGACAGGTCGGGCGATGAGTTTCAACGAGAGACGACGTGGGAGATGATCCTCGATCCGCTCGGGTTCAAGAAGGGGGCTTCGTTCTACTACGACGGCGAAGAAAACTACGACTGGTCGAGACCGAACAAGGATCCCGGCGCTCGGTCGGTGACAACGACGCCGGAACGGGTGGTCGTATGGTCGACCGGAACGAAGCTCGACGCGAACGACGCGGAGACGGGAGCTCAGAAGTCGTACAGTCGATTCGAGGCGTTCGCCTTCTACCACTTCGGCGGCAACTTCAGCGACGCGGCCGGGTATGTACGCCGTTGTAAATTCAACTCGCTCGAGTGGAAGGACATCGCCTCGAAGAAGGCGACGCCTCCGACTCACACTGAAGACAGCAGAGAGCCGCGGCTCTATCGAGAAGCGTGTTCACTCATCGGACGCGGTGTCGACAACTCTCTCGACGAGCTCGATCTCTTCAACGTCGGAGAGTGCGAGCCGCCTGTCGAGCGAGCGAAAGTCGAAGAGATCCACGCGAGGGCGAAGAGCTTCATCGAGAAGGCGAGAGAGGCGGAGGAGAAGATCGACGAGAAGAAAAAAGAGGACAACGAGAAGCGACGAGAGAAACGAGAAGAGAAGAAAGGCGAAGACGCGGCGGGAGCTTCGGAGTTCTTCGTCGGCCATGGGCTCACCTACGAGAACGAAGAGTATCATCCCGGCTCTTGGAAGTTGATTCGAGTCGTCGCCGATCCGGTCTTCTACGAACTTATGATCCCGGAGTTCTCAACGTACGGGAAGAAGGCCGTGAAGATCCGACTCGACCTTGATGTCTACACATCGCCGGCGAAGGTTGCGTTCGCTGTTCGTGAGGCAACCGACGGGATGGTGATGTTCGACGCGTACGCGAAAGCATGGGGGCTCCTGTGGTCCGGCGACTACACCGTCGGACGTGGCGATGAGAAGAGATACGTCATCGGCATGAAGGCGAAGCTCTTGAACGAGGCGACCTCGCGGACGGGAAGCGTGACCGACTTCCGGAGCAACACGGTCTTTCGATTGTTCATGTCGATCATCGACAAAGCGCAACAACCAGAGGACGACGATCAGCCCGACGAGAACGGTCGGCCGCGATGGCGGAAGGATGGCTGTGTCTGGTTTCAATTCGACGCCGTCGTCCAGCAGATGACGAAGATCGACAGGACGATCTGTCGGAAGGACGTCTCGAAGATCCTCGAGCTCCTCGATCGACGTGGTGAGGTGAGGACGGAGCGACACCAGTTCGGAAATTACAAGCGACCGAAGTTCTTACTGATCAATCAGAAGCACATGGGCGACCTTCACGACGCGAGCGAGTATGGTGTCGATGAGAGCCGCGAGGATCATCTCTCCGGGGAAAGTGAGGACGCCCGTGTATGATTTGACGTCTGGAATTGGACGCCTCTCAGATCGAAGATCTCGAGCTCGGCCAAAAAAACGGTCCCTACTATTAGGCCGAAATGGATGGTTGTTCAATGCTGAGTTTCTCAATGCTAAGAACCCTTGTATTTATAGGACGAAAGTGACCAACCGACTCAGCATTGACAAATTTGTCAATGCTAAGAAATCTCTGTCAATGCTGAGTCGTTTTCCTCCAACCGACTCGGGGGAGCGTTCCGTTTTTTTGAATCGTTGTCCGATGATTTTCTACTACTTATGGAGTACTACTCATCATCGATATTGCTCATCATTGAACAACCATCCATTTACCCCTTATACAAGGAGCGAATTTTGTCTGAAATCGAACGAATCGTCGGGGCTCCCGGCACTGGAAAGACGAGGTATCTGATGACGATCCTCGAGAGACTGAAGGCTCAGGGTGTGGACGCCGAACAGGTGGGTCTGTTCTCGTTTTCGAAAGCGGCGAACCGGGAGTCTGTCAGTCGAGCGGCGGCTCTGTATAGCTGCGAGCCGGAGGAACTTTCTCGTGATGGATTTTTCAGGACCGTTCACTCGGCGGCCTACAAGCTGGGAGACGTCAGCGAGGGAGAGATCCTTTCCGACAACAAAGAGTCGGTCGAATGGATCTCGAATCAACTCGGCTCCGATGTACAGACTCGACTCAGTGAGACGGAAGGGTCGACGGTCTACGTCGGAGGAGACGAGGGGGTCGCTCTGAATCTCTGGGGACTCTGTCGATCGACGCTGACTCCTGTCGAGAAGATGTTCAACAGCAAGGCGACTGTCGGCGGCGCGGCTCTGTCTCGCGTTCAGAGAATTATTGATCGTTACGAAACATGCAAGCGAGTAGACGGTCGACTCGACTTCGAGGATCTCCTATTAAGATTCGCCGGCGTAGCGATGACCGCTCGCGGTGACGTCACGAACGAGAAGCCGCTCGGAGAAGTTCCCGATCTGACTCACATTCTCTTCGACGAACATCAGGACGCGAGCGCTCTGATTCAGAAGTGTTGTGATCGATTCGTGAACGGTCTCCACACCGAGAAGGCGACGTTCGTCGGCGATCCCATGCAATCGATATTCGGATTCGCTGGATCCTCATCCGACTTCCTGATGAACATGGAGGTCGACTCCGAGCACATCATGCCGCGATCATATCGGTGTTGTCGTGAGGTCATGGAGTTCTCGGAGAACATCATTCGCGAAATGAAGAGAGGGTACTTCGATAGAAAGGTGAAGCCGGCGGAACACAGCGGGAGCGTGTATTCACATCTCTCGAACGAGATGGCATTCGCCGACGTGAACCCGGAAGACGATACTCTTGTCATCGCTCGGACAGCGTATCGAGTGAAGGAAGCGGCCGCTGTCCTTGCTGATCTTGGTATTCCGTTCAAGCGAGTCGAAAGTCCTGAAGGTCCGACGGTATCACAGACCGCCTGTACGGTTCTTCATGATCTACGACGCGGCGAAGCTGTCGACGGAATTGATTTCGCGAGGGCTGTCCAGAAGATGCCGATCAACTCACCAGAGGGGAAGCTCTTGGAGAGAGGCGTCAAGGCAAAATGGAAACGAACAGACACGCCGGAACAGATCGACGTCGTCTTCCGTGAAGATCTTCTCGATCTTGGATTCACTGAACACGCTGTCGAGACAATCACGTCGGGGAACTGGCCTCGTCTCATTGAAGGCGGATCGAAGTGGATCAACTCAGTGAAGAAGCACGGCGTCGAGTTGACGAACTACCCGAAGGTGAAGATCGGTACGATCCACAAGACGAAAGGACAGGAGGCGAACAGCGTCTTCTTCTGTACAGCGACGAGCTCCATCGTCTCCGCGGCGAAGTACGAGTCGGATAGACAGCACGACGAAGAGAAGAGAATCGCGTACGTCGCCGCAACTCGAGCGCGCCACAATCTTCACGTAGTTGAACAGCCGAATCAATTCTCAATGTTGGAATAATTGTTATCATGTAAAAAGAAAGCGAGGATCACATGAAGACGATAACAGCCCCCGCCGATCTGGTTTGTTCAGGATGTGGCGCGTCCTACTTTGAATACTCACACAGTCGATCGATGTTCGACCATGAATCGAAACGTCAGATCCGCGTCGCTCAGTTTGAATGCCAGTGGTGTCTCGTCTACGAGCCGACTCGACATCTCAAGAGTTGGGATCAAGTGGAGACCGACGACACATCGAAAGACTTCGAACTCGAGTCCGGTCGGTTCAAGGGGATGAAGATCTCCGATGTGTTTGATGATCCGCGTGGTCTGCGCTACTTGGAGAAAATAGCGGACAGAGATCCTCGTGTTCGGTCGTGGCTCGATTTGACGAAAGAGAAAGTCGTTCGGTAAATTGTTTGTACATGCCAACAACTCCCGAGACACGACTTCAGCGATCGATACAAAAATGGTTTACAGACAAAGGGTTCTATGTTTTGAAGATACACGGGAACCAGTTTCAGAAGTCTGGAATACCCGACCTGTTGATTATGCGAGAGGGAAGAGCTTTCTTCATCGAAGTGAAGACTCCTGTCGGTCGAGTTTCGCCGCTTCAGTTTGCGCGAATGAAAGAGATCGAGAGAGTCGCTTCGGTTCCGTGTTTCGTCGTCAGGGAGTTGAAAGAATGCGAAGCGATTTGTGTGGAGGTCACGGGACGCGGCGCTTCCTCGGATCCGTTGCGGTAAACAGTGACGGCGATCTCCTTGACATGCCTCTCCTTCGTCAACACTGGAACAGCGAGAAGGAGATCATCGACATCTGTGTCGCTCACAATGTTACGATCCCCCTTTTGTATCGAATCGTGAAGAAGTTCTCGGGCTTCGACGCTCGATCTTTTTCTGGAGGTGATGGGACTGGCTCCCGAATGGATGAAATACCCGAGGCGGAGCTCATCGAACTCGTGAAAATACGATCAGAAGCGATCCGAAAGACGTGGACTCCGGCGATCGAAAGGTCTCGTCGAGCCCGGCATTCTCTTTTTTTCGAATAAATTGGTTGATCGATTTGTTCTTGGTTTGTTTTCATATACACAGAAAGGCAACTCATGAGACTCCTATTCACCATCCTGATCCTTCTCGTCGCCTCGCCGGCGATGGCTCACCGAACAGCACAACAAGCCGCCGAAGCATCGGCCGCCGGTGGTCTTCGACATCGTGGCGGAAATCCATCCTATGAGGGACTTGGATGTTCGAGCTCTCCCGAGTCGGCGTTCCGTTCATGCTGTTACGCCAACTCGTCGAACCTCATTACGTACGACGTCGGCATCGCTCAAGGCCGAAATGGTTTGTGGGTCTGTTGTCGTCGCTACATCTCGCGATCGTCCGCTCACCGAATACCGGAACTTCTTTCACGCGCTGGATTGAAGAAGCAAAGGACTTGTGTCGCTGACTGTTTCGAGCCGACCGAGAAGGTCATCAAGGTCGAGGAGGTCGACGAATGATCGTCAGCGTGAAACATAACAAAGAGATCACCGAAGTCCGTCAAGACATGGACAAGCTCGCGGACTCTATGGGGATGGATGTCACATGGAGCCCCGACTCGACAGAGGCGTCCGGTGTCTTGAAGTATTCGGGCTTCACTGTTCCGGGGAAGATCACGATCTCCTCGACGGCTGTGATCCTTCACGCCGAGCTTCCTCGAGTTGCTCGAATGGCATCCGGGAAGATCTCCCGCGAAATCACAAAACACATCAAAGACTCTCTCTCTTAACTTTGAAAGGTTGAATCATGAAGCAGACTCTCACAGTGTTCGGAACTTTTTCCGTTCTTGTTGGTTTTCTTGTTGTTGGTTTTGTACACGCTGGCGACAAGGGAGCTCCCGCTCCCGTCGCGGCTCCATACGCCTCATCCGCCGGATGTCATGGCCGAACGTATTCCGTATACGCGGAAGCCGCTGGGGGATGTGCCTCCGCTCTTCTTGCTCCCGCCTATCAGACCCGCGGAGGATGTGCCTCGGCTTCGTCTCGTCGGGTCACTCTCGCCGAGCGTCGTCTCGCGAATCAGGCCGCTCGAGCGAATGCCTCCGCAACTCGCGACGCGTTCTTGAAAGCCGCCGCGAAGGGAGACGTCGAAGCATCTGTTCCGACAGCCGCTCTCGCTACGATGAGACTTCAGGAAGTCGACGCGTCTGTCGCCGCCGCTGATGGCGTCGGCACCATCACACTCGACAAACCGACTCCTCGACTATTCGGAAGGCGGTGAGGAAAGTGATAGATTTTATCAAAGAGAACGCCCAGAACATTGTCTTGATCGTCGGAGCTTGTGCGATCCTTTTCCTACCACAAATAAAAGCTGGTCTAGCATTGCTGAAGGAACAAGGAAACAACACGAACGGAGGAGGCGGATCCCCTCCTCCCGCTCCGGCGAATCCTTGCGGATGCTGCTGTCCTGAAGAAGAGGAAGTCGAGCCACAACCGAAAAGCGAGTGGGTCGTCGAGGTAATGAGTGTCCGCGCTTACTGTCTACAACATCGACTCCTCGATGGCGTGGCGTTGTGTGAAGACTTGATCGCCGTCCTTGTGAAGGGGCAACCTCAGAAGCTCGACAAGGGTGTCGAGAAGGCTGTCGTCGTGACAACGAAGAAAGAGGTCCGGTGATGAGTTTTGCGACTATTCTTCGCGTCGGTGTTTTTCTTGCTGTTCTCGGTTTTGTGTTTGGTGGTGGTGAGGATAAACCCTCCCCGCCGCCTGACTCGCCGCCGGTGGCGAAGTACGAGGGAAGACTCAAGTCGTTGAATGAAGCCTCGAGATCGATGGATGAACAGGATCGACTCAATATGTCGACGGGCTTCGCCGCGGGGGCTGACATGCTGGACGCCGACAAGCGGGGACTCGTGAAGAATACAGAAGTGGGTCAGTCGTATCTTTTGGCATTGATCGAATTCAATTACGGAGGACTCGCGAAGCCCTCGACGAAGTATCCTTCGGTTAGTTCTGAACTCTCGAAGATCTTCGAGGAGACTCTTGGAACTGAAGTCGTTCCGATGACGGCCGCGGATCGATCAAAGCTATCGACTGAACTTCGGGAGATGGCGAAGGCCGTTCGGTGATGTTGAACTTCGAAACGGAAACGAACACGATGAATCTGATATCGGAAGCTCCGAGTCTCGCTCTGTCCCTTGCGGTCGGAGCGGTTCTCGTTGTTGGTCTTCTGATAGTCCTCGAGAATAGAAAGATCGACTAAATGTCACGACTGAAGACTCTCGACGAACGTATCAAGAACAACGACCTACCGCCGCCGGCTGAGTACAAGACGCCGGAGGAAGTTTTCGAGGCTTACACATCAGGCAAGGAACAGGGGGCGATCTACGATCCCACCGGACAAGAGAAGATCCAAGCGGAAGCCGAGTCGATGGGCTTCGGTGATGCCGAACAAGTTGCTCGGGCCGGAGGCTTCGAAGGACAGGGAAAAGGGAAGTTAATCCTCGCGTACAAGAACGCGTGGGATCTCGCAGGAACCGAGAAGGCGTTCCGTTCTTTCCCTAATCAAATTTGCGGGGACTGTGTCGCGCATTCAAACCGGAACGCTCTCGTCTTAGCCGTTGCGAACGCCGCTGCGGATGGCGTCGGATCTTTTCCGTCGGACATGGAGGACGACTGGAAGACCGGGGGCTTCCTTACTAGTTGCAACTGGTGGCTGAGAGGTTACAACGGCTCGGGCTGGTCTTGTGGAAAAGCTCTTTCCTGTAGCAAGACGATCGGCCTCGTTGTCTCGAAGAAGTACGCCGGATCTGTGAACATGGATCTCTCGGTTTACAACAAGAGCACGAACGGAGCTTATGGATCGAAGAGTCCTCCGTCGGACATGGTCGCCGAGCTCGGCGTCAACACGGTCAAGGCTTACACGCGATTATCCGACAAGGGTTTCGAAATCATCGAAGACTTTTTGAGTTCAGGAGCGGCAATTTCTAGCTGTGGAAACGAGGGTTGGTCGAAGAGTCGTGATGAGTGGGGATTCAGCAAGCGGTCGGGGTCGTGGGCTCACGCGCTTGCAATCGTAGGAAGCGACTCAACGCCCGAAGCCATCCAGCGGTACGGCGAGCCGCTCCTTCTGATCCAAAATTCTTGGGCGACTTGGAACGGATCAGATCCGCGACACTGTCACGGAGACGCGAGTCTTCCTCGACAGCCTGTCGGATCTTTTTGGGCGAAATACAGCGACGCAAAAAAGCGGGATATGTACGCCGTACAGTCAGTCGCGTCGTTCCCGAATAGGAAGCTCAAGAACTGGGATCTGTCCGATCTCGTTTAATGGAGAAAATATATGTCGATTGATTTATCGAACATGAAAGTTGTGAGCGGTAGCGTACAAGGTACGAACGCGAACGAGGAGATCTCGAACGGCGACGTGATCGCTCGATTCGGAACGGGAGCATCAAAGGCAATCAACACAGACGACTCGAAGAAGTCTGTTCTCGGGATCGCTATCAACAACGCTCCCGCCGGCGGGATTGTGTTCTATCTTGGAACCGGTGCGGTGATCGAAGACGACAACATCTCGAACTCAGGTTACGATGTGACTTACTGGCTGGGATCAACGGCCGGCAAGCTGGAGGAGTACGACGAAGTCGTTGTTGGAGAGTGGGCTGTCCTTGTCGGCGATGCTTTCAAGTTCAAGCGACGGATCCGACTCTCTGTCGTTGATTACAAGATCCAGAAACAGAGCGAGCTTCCTGTCGACGCGAATCCTCCCGGAATTGTTCAGAGCCTCGCAGTCGATAATGTGACGACGAGCTCTGTCTCGCTGAGTTGGTCGGCTCCTTCGGTGTCGTCTCAGCCGGTCACGTCGTACGTCGTGCAATACAAGGAGAACTCGGGAGCATCTTTCACGACATTCGCCGGGACTGGTCTCTCGTTGTCTTCTGATGTCACTGGACTTTTTCCCTCTACGTCGTACGACTTCAGAGTTCGAGCTACATCAAACAACGGCGACGGAGAGTGGGAGACAGTACAAGCGACCACGGAAGCCGAGACACCAGACCCCGAAGGATCAGGATCAGGATCATGAAGACACTCGTTCTCTTTCTCGTTCTCTCGACGTCGCTCTGTGCCGTCGAGCCTTTGAGTCTCGCGGAGAAGCATCGCCTCGGCGCGTATGTTTCGTACATAGTCGCGAGCCTTGAGGATTCGGAACAGGAGGAAGTGTACAAGGCCGGAGACACATGTCCTTCGTGTGGGGGCCGCGGAAAGCAGGGTGACGGAGTCGTGTGTTCAACCTGTAATTTTACAACGCCGGACGGCCTCCTCTCATGCAAGGGGACCGGCAAGCTACAACCGAGCGGACAAGCGAACGACGCGGAGCTCGACGAGACCTTCTCGGAAGAACAGGTCGACAAGATGTTCGAGATCCTCGAAGAGAGTGGCGGCTTCCCGGATACTCCTGACATAACGGAACTCGACTCGAATCTCTGGAACTGGGAAGGCAGGTCGAACGCGAGCGTCCCGACTGAGTTCATGAGAGAACATCTTCGGGAAGCCCATGGTCTCGGCTCTGAAGTTGAGAACATGAGTCGGATCGAGCTTCAGAGTCTCCACAATATTTTACACGACGCGGAAGTCCGAGCGAGTGAGCCTGTTTCCTCATCGGCTTCGTGTCCGACGTGTCCTTCGGGCGGATCCTGTCCGACGTGTCCTTCATCAGGATCTTCTCGATCGAGCTCATCGTCTCGCTCGAGGGGTCTATTCGGTCGAAGGAGATGACATGGTCGAAGACATGGCTCAGGCGATCCTGATCCCTTACTTGTTTGTATTTGGTTTTGAGATGGATCCCGAAAGTGTCGCCGAGTGTCGCGATGCGATCGAGATTCAGAGGAAGGAAAATCGTGATGTTCATCGCTCTCATTTTTTCGTTAATGGTTCCAGTGACTACGATCACGGAGTCGTCGTACGACAGGCACGCGGAGCAAGTCCTCGTCCAGTTGATCAAGGAGAAGAGTGTTCTCGGCTGTAAGGATGGGAAGTGTCCCGCCCCTTCTTCTTCAAGTTCTTGCGAGGATGGAAGATGTCCTGTGGGTGGATGTCCGTCGACATGCGCCTCGAATGGATGCGGATGTCCAAATAGCTCGAGCTCTTGCTGTGGCTCGAAGTCCGTCAAGTCCGCCTCCTGTCGTGTGAGTCGCTCGGCTCGCCGTTGTCGTCTCCTCAAGTGCCGGAGGCGATAAGATGGCAGCCGAGAAAAGTTCATCTCCCGGATTCGAACAGATCTCGACCTTCATTGAGAAGCAGGGCATCTCTACCCTGCTTCTCCTTGCTGGGGTCTATGTCGGGTATACGTCTGTTTTGCTTCCTATGTCTTCGAAGTATATGGCGATGCTCGACAGTGTGGCGGAGAGCAACGTCTCGCTGACAGCAACCATCGACGACTTGAGGCAAGGCTTGCGTGATGTTGGCGAGAGTAACAGTCGGACGCTCGGCGAGACCTCGACTCACTTGGACAATATTGACGGCAAGCTCAACGACATCGAAAAGATTTCAAGGGACATCGACTCGAAGCTCGAGATCCTCACACGATCGCGATATAATCCCCCCACGCCTACAGGTGACACAATCGACTGAGGTCAACCCATGCCGAACAAGCCGAAGATCTTCAAACCTGTCCGACTCAAGACGAGGAAGGACTCCGACGCCAATCGCCCGAACGCGGCCGCTCGGGGATACTGTTCGAAGTCTCACCGAGCATGGAGGAAGGCCGTCCTCTCTCGTGCCGGCTTCCAGTGTCAGAAGTGCGGGATCATTCTCGCGACAGGCTCGCTACACGCCGACCACGTTGTCCCGATCAGTGAAGGCGGCGAGAGGTTTGATGTCGAGAACGGGATGTCGCTCTGTCCGTCCTGTCATAGTCGTAAGACCGCGATGGAGAATTCGCACTGGCAATATAGGAGGCGATCGACATGACAGGCCTCGAAGATTTAAGCGGCTTAGATCGCAACCTACGAACAGAGACGGGGGGGTGTCTCCGGGCGGGAGGGTACTCCTCATCTTGGGGGGTTTTTTGCATAAAA